GCTTTACGTCTTTATCGTCTGTCCAACGATTTACTCTTGCAACAACATCTATTGTACCATCGCCTTTATATGTATCATTGTGCAATGCAATAAAAGCGTTCATATCACTAGCACCATCAATAGCATCACATATCGCTTTATGGTCGGTTCTTATTGATGCCATATATGTAACCACATCTGAAGGGATTGCAGTATCAGCAGTAACTTTGCGTTGTATTAACCAATCAAAATCTTTAAGCAATCCATTAGCATCTGCTGTAGCTTTTCTTTTAGCTACAGTTTTTAAACCATAAACAATCATTTGATTGCCGTCTGCATCTTTTACTTTGTTACCATCTTCATCTACTGCATCTTCATCAACTAATTTTTTGTCGGCTGCTTTTTCTCCTATTGTTCTCACAACACTATTCTTATCGCCTGCTATAGCAAATTCTTCATCTTTTTCTATGTAATAAGCACTATTAAGAGATGTACCACTTGTCGTTATTGGTAATATTCCAATAGCTTTTCTTTCGGCATCTGTCCAAGCACTAAATAATGCTCTAGGGTGTCGAACATCATCTATTACCATTTCTTTTGGACTAGATATTATTTCTTCTATTTTATTACTTTTTACTAACGCCCACATTGTTTTTCTCCTATCTTGCTGTTGCGTATTTAAATGGGTTATGTGCCATTGCTAAGTATATATAAGTTGCTCCACTTGCATTCCAGTTTACTGCATCTCCACCTCTGGCTAACTTAAATCCATTTGAAAGAAAGTCGTTATAATCTGTACCATCTGTATATGCATCTTCTGCCGCTGTACTATTTGGTACTAGCATATGGTATGCAGGATTATATGTATCTCTTGCATTATCTTCTATTCTCCAGTTATTTGAAGTTAATTTTTTCACCATAATCCATGCAGGTTTAAATCCTGTATAGACAAATGTACCATCAGAACCATCACCATTGCCAACGTATGATCCAGATTTAATATATCCTTCACAATTTGCAAAAACATAAGCAATCAAATCATTACCATTTTCATTTAAACCATCTGTATAATTTGTACTAAATACTGTTGAAGTAGGAGCAGACATTGAGCCATTTCCAGATTTATCAGTTGATGCTCCTGTACTATTTAAATTCATTCCATAATTCCAATTAGTTTGCCCATCTGAAAATACCCACCAGTTTCCAGTTTTTTCTAAAGATTTTGTAATAAATAGTGAAGGTGCTGTAGATAAACCATGTCCTACAGTTTCTACTCCAGATGAAGATAAACCTCCAGTATATTTAACTATAGAAAAACAACCTGAAGGATCAACTTGAACAGTAGAATTTATATCTCCTTGAGTATTTGTAGATGTTGTTCCACCATTTGCTCTCCATGACCATGAAGCATAAGTATTACCAGATTGGTTATAATAAGTACCCATAGTATAACCAGTAGAACCAAATGCTGTTAATCCAGAAGATGTAGCTTCTGCATCAGTTTCATTTGAAATTAATATTTTAGTAGTTCCTCTTGTGCTATCCCACAAACCATTACTTTGACCACCATCTCGTCTTTTTACCCATACCAAGTCTGGTTGGAATCCAGTTGTAAAACTTCCTCCATTATTTCCAGAGTATGCTAAAGCAGTAAATGTTTTCTGTGGATAATTGTCATCAGTTTGTGCAGGATCAACTTCATCTGCTACTGGTTGATTACCAGAACATATTGCTAAAAATCCTGAAGGTACAGAATACTTAAAGTTACCATAACCTGTTCCATCACTATTTCCACCTGCTGTAACATTTCCAGCAAAAGTACCATCTTGTCCAAAATTAAGAATTGTACTACATGGACCACTTCCTCCTGTATAACCCATATAACAAAAGAACTCTTCATCAAGACTAGATATATCTATAGTTCCTTGTCCAGCACCATTTTTATAAAACTGTAAAGTATCAGCAGTTCTATCAACAGCTATACTTATAATATCACCTTCAGCCCAAGTTGCACCATAAGACGATCTAGTGCCTTTTAATATACTATTTCCATTAAGATTATAATAAACAAGTCCTAAATCATTTTGTTCTTGATTAATAGTAAGGTCAGTATTTGCAGGCATAACTCCTATATACACTCCATGATCTGTAGCTATATCGTCAACATCAACTTCCCAATACCATTTACCAGTTACTGGAACTTGCCAATTAGTCATAATTCCATTATCATCTGAAGTTAATGTAGCTTTTAAATTACCTTCTGCAAGAGCTAAACCACTAGGTGGTTTTAATAAAGGATTGTATGTAGGAAAATTACCACCATTAGAACTAGAGTTGAAGGTAGGACTATCTAGCATTTGATCGTGTGCTGCTGTTGATTCATAAGGAGTAAAATCATTATTATTACCAGAAGAATCATTACCTAAATCAGAACTTGATTCAAATTTAAGATAATGTCCTGTGGTACCAAATGTTAATCCACTTGGATCTTTAGGAATCCACACACCATTTTTAGTTTCACCAAAATCTCCAACAGCTTGAGCAGTTCCATCTATTAATACAATTTCAGCTAAATAACTATATAAAGTATAATTATTACCTGAATCATCACCATATCGTATCGTATTAGCACCACACAAAACATTAGTTTGAGAAGCATCTGCTGGATAAGTTTCTGTATCAAATGCTGTTACTCTTTCACCATTTACATAAAGTTGTGCTCTATTACCTTGTGTTCCATTAGTAAAATCAAGAATACCTACTATATGATACCAAGCAGAAGCATCACGAAATACTTGTGTTGTTTCTAATTCAAATTTCATAGCACCACCAACTTCACCTTGAAATTCTAATGTATCATCAGCTAAAAAAGTCATACGAACATAATTATTACCATCTGCATAAGCATGTAATATATATTGGTAAGCACCTATTTTATTTCTTTTAACCCAAAATGAAATACTAGAAGTTGTAGTAGAACCAGCAGATGATCTGCTTCTATCTAAATCTTGCACACCAGCAAATCTCATACTATTAGCTATTTGATGGCTATAGAAATCAGTACTTGCACTTGCTGCTGCTGCTGCAGCTCCCATTAAATTATTTTGAAATACACCCATTATGCATACGCCTGTGAAATTATCATTTGAATATCTCCACCTACTCCATCACTTGAAGCAGATACTACTATATAATCTAATCTATCTACAGCACCATTAGCTGTTGACATGGTTGGATCTGTACCACCTATAAACTTAAAGTCTGCGTGATAAGCCATTGTACCACTACCACCTTGTTGAGTTAAGAAAATACTACCTGTTTGTCCTGATCTACAACCAATAGGTTGTGCTAAAGTATGAGCTGCAGTAACTGATGTTCTAAAGTTTTGACATGCACCAAAGTTTAATGATACAGAAGTTACACCATTAATAGCTGTTGCACATACAACTGCTGCTGCACTTTTTGTTAATTGTAATTGTCCTTCTAAACTTGTATTACCTGATACTCTTACAGTACCTAAGAATCCTGAATTACCTGCTATTGTTGTAGTACTACCTACTTTTAATGTTCCTGTAAGTGTTGTATTACCAGCTACTGTTAAAGTACTAGCAAGATGTACAGCTCCTCCAACAGATAGTGTACCTCCAACACTTGCATTACCTGCTACAGTTGCAGTACCACCTACAGCTAAATTACCTACAAGTACTGTATTACCTGATACACAAACATCATCATCAAACTCTGCCTTACCTACACCAGTAAATGTACCACCTACACCTAAATTACCTGTCATAGTAGTATTACCTGCTATAGTTACAGTAGATGCAAAAGTTGCTGCACCTCCTACTTTAAGAGTTCCAGTTAGTGTTGTATTTCCTGCAACTGTCAAAGTCGAAGCAAGATGTGTTGCTCCTCCTACACTTAATGTACCTCCTACAGATGCATTACCTGCTATTGTAGCTGTACCACCAACTGCAAGATTTCCTACAAGAATACTATTACCTGATACACATACATCATCATCAAACTCTGCTTTACCTCCAACTACAAGAGTACTTGCCATACTTACTGCATCTTGTAAATGAGTTTCTCCAGCTACTGTTGCAGTACTAGCAAATGTAGCAGCTCCTCCAACTTTAAGAGTACCTGTCATAGTAGTATTACCTGCAACTGTTAATGTTGAAGCTAGATGTGTAGCTCCTCCTACACTAAGAGTACCACCTACTGAAGCATTTCCTGCAACTGTAGCTGTACCTCCTACTGCCAAGTTTCCTACTAATACTGTATTTCCAGAAACACATACATCATCATCAAATTCAGCTTTTCCTACAGCAGTAAATGTACCACCAACTCCTAAGTTAGCAGTTAATGTTGTATTACCTACAATAGTTGCAGTACCTCCTACATAAAGAGTACCTCCTATTGTAGCATTATTAACTGATATATTTCCTGATATACCTCCTGCAGGTACATTTGTTAAATTAGCACCATCTCCATAAAAAGCACTAGCACAAACTCTAGCATTAGGAGCTTGGACATTAGTTCCACCTATTGTTACTGTACCACCTATAGATACATTACTAGCTATTGTGGCTGTACCTCCAATATTTACATTACCTGATACAGAAACATCATCTTCAAATTCAGCTTTACCTGTTATATTTGAAGTACCTCCAATAGATACATTACTTGCTACTGTTAATGTACTAGCTAAATTTACAGCACCTCCTACACCAAGTGTACCTGTTAAAGTTGTATTACCTGCAACTGTTAGTGTAGATGCTAGATTAACAGCTCCACCTACATTAAGTGTTCCTGTCATAGTTGTATTACCTGCAACAGTTAATGTAGATGCTAAATGTGTAGCACCACCAACTGATAATGTACCACCTACTGAAGCATTACCTGCTACTGTGGCTGTGCCACCAATATTTAAATTTCCAGAAACAGATACATCATCTTCAAATTCTGCTTTACCAGTTATATTAGATGTACCACCTATAGAAACATTACTTGCAACAGTTAATGTACTTGCCAGATTAACAGCTCCACCAACTCCAAGAGTTCCTGTTAATGTTGTATTACCTGCTACAGTTAAAGTACTTGCAAGATGTGTAGCACCTCCTACTGATAAAGTTCCACCTATAGTAGTATTACCTGATACTCTAACAGTTCCTAAGAATCCTGCAGCTCCTGATACTGTAGCTGTACTTAAAAGATTTACAGCTCCTCCTACAGATAAAGCTCCACCAATAGTTGCATCATTTGTAACTCTTAATGTAGATACAGATACATCTCCTGATGCAGGAACATTAGTTAAATTAGAACCATCTCCATAGAAAGCTGATGCACATACTTTACTACCTACTAAAAGATTACCAGATACTGAAGCATCTTCTGATACTCCAAAGTTACCTGCAACTTGTATTACACTTGTAGATATTTGTAATGCTGAATTAGTACCATCACCTGTTTGCACTTGTGTTAAATCACCTGTAACACCAGTATTAGTACTTACAGCCATTTTTAATAGCTGCTTATAACTTTGTGATATTTGTTTTCCTGTAAGTTTTGTCATATTGTTTGCCACCATTTATCTTCATCTTCCCAATTTACAGCAACATTCTGCCATTCAAGGTTTCTGCCACCTATATCAGGTCGAGGATTTCTAATTGTTACATCATCTCTTACATCTGGTACTTTATTTTGAGGATGATTCTTAAAGTCATATGCACCATCCCAACATTCAGGACAAGTAACCATATTATAACTATTTAATTTCATTACTCTATGTGCATATACAAAACCACATGTATCACACATAGCTAAAGCATTTTTATTGGAAGCCATTAAACATATCCTATTTTAGGTTTAAAATAGATACTAGCCCTTTCTCGATCTTCCTCCATTGCTCTCATTAATTTTTCTTCATAATTCATTTTTAACATTTGTATTCTATCAACAGGAATACCAGGTCTTTTCATAGCCATATAATAAGATAATCCACAAGTTAAAGCTGGTAAAAATCTTACTGGTACATCTGCGTTTTGATCTGCAGATTTATTTACATCTTCTAATTGTCTAATACCTTCTACTTTTAAAACACCTGTAGAATTATCTGGAACAGGATAAAGATGTATTGTAGGATTATCTACATTACGTTTAATACTATATTGAGAAGGTCTACCTGTTTGTGATTTATTTGGAATAACATTATATTCTTCAAAAGATATTCTTTCTAATGCTAAATCAGAACTACTTGTATTTGCTGCATAAGTAACTTCTAATGCATCTGTAACTGAATCAGCTAATGCATATGTTGTTGTACTTGATGCTACAGTAACAGCAGTTGTAAATGTAGTCCATAATAAAACACCTCTATTCTGCCAGTCATTTAACATTAAATTAATAGAACGTCTAGCAGATTTAGGAGTATGTCCAAGTGTTTCTTCGCCACCAATCATTTCAGTAGCTTCTTGAATTACTTCATCAATATCTAAATTAAAATTATATGTACCTGATCTAGCCATTATTTTTTAACTAAACTCCCTCCAAAATATAATCCAATTATTGCTGACATTAAATGTGTATCAAGTGGTGTAATAATAACACCATTAAATACTTTGTCCATAACAACTTCTTTCTTATCTATTAAGAACCAAAAACCAGGTTCAAACTCTGTCCATGTAAGAACAACATTTACATCAGTAAATACTGGAACTAACTTTGGAAATGCAATAATAAAAAATACTGCTGTTAATGCAATAATTCTTCGTGTCCATTGGAATCCTTTATTATCATACTCTCTTGCTTTGTTAATTTCATCCATTTGAAACTTACCTCTAGCAAGAAGCATCTTTTGTTGATTAGCTCTTTCTTTTGCTTTCTGTCCCCAGATAGTCATCATACCACCTAGTAAACTAGAACCCAGCATTGTCAACATTTCAACAGGTAAACCAGCTAACATAAATTAACTCCTATTTTTTCTTTTCACTCATCCAAAATCCTGCAGCACCTGCAATACCACAACCTATTAGACATAGCATTTGCCATGTAGAATTAGGAACTATAATACCACACATAGCTAATATAGCTGCTATTCCAGAATATGATGATGGTTCTTTTAGTCTTGCTTTTATTTTATCCATTTTAATTACTCCTTATTTTTAAAATATTTATTACCTTCTAGATTTCGTAAATGTGTATTAGGTGAGAAAGAAGTTTTTGCTGCAGATGGGTTTAAAAGCTTATATAATTTTGCTACAAAATTTTGTCCACTATTATCTATTTTACCCCCTCCAGATCTTTTCTTTACTTTATACATATTTTCCTCCTTTTTAAATTTTTTATAAACTTCTGGTTCATTAATAGCTAAATAAGTTTTTTGTTTTTTAGATTTAAAAGGCACTATTTATATCCTTTACCATAGCCACGTAGTGCAGCTCCTACTCCTCTAGGTGTTCCTATTTGTCCACCATATTTTTTATTAACAACTTTATCTTTAGATATGTCTGCCATTTCAGATTTAGTCATACCTTGATAAACAGATTTTCTATCTTTAACTTTTTTAGGTATTTTTATTTTTTGTCCAGGTTTTATTTTATTAAGATCTTTTATTTCAGGATTTGCTTCTTTTACAGCTTTTAAAGTTGTACCATGATCCCTAGCTATTTCTGAAAGAGTATCTCCTTTTTTAACTGTATATTTACTATCTTTATCTTTACCTAATAATAAAGTAGCTAAAATAGTACCAGTACCACCATACACACCTACTTTTGTACCTACTCTACGAATATCTCTTTTAAAAACTTTATTTGCTATATCTGCCCATTTTTTATCACTCATGGATTTTCGCATACGACCATATACAGGTGTTCCTTTTTTACTTAATCTTCCTTTTCGTGGTTTTACACCTCCTTGAACAGAACTAACTCTTCTACCATAACCAGGTAAAGTTTTAATTTGTCCTTTTTCAACCATATTACTTATAAGTTTTTCTGCTATAACCATACGATCAGAAGATTTTTTTGTTTTATTAGCAGGAAGTTTTCGCAAATCTCGTATAATATTCTTAATCCACTCTTTAGCTCCTCCTGATTCTTTAATTGGGTTTATTATTTCTTTAGCAATATCTGTTTTCTTGCCCATTTATTTTACTCCTATATTAGGCACTTCATTTAAGTTAGTAGAAAAAGATTCTCCTTCAGAATACTTTTCATCTGTTACAGCTTCTATAGGACCACCATGAACTTGAGGTCCTTTACGAGCAGCTCCAAAACCTTGACCAGTTGGTTTCCCATTTATCTCTTCAAGTTTTGCAGGTCTTTGCAGTATTGTATGTGGTCCTAACATTTTATTTTTTTCCTTTTCTTTTTTTTGTTTTTATTTTTTGATTTAGTTATTTGTTGTCTAATACTAGCTCTATTTACCATATCTAGCTTTTCCCCAACCTCTAGGTTTTTTCTTAGTTTTTTTTCTTTTTCTTTTATTTTTTATTTGTCCACCTGTTTTATTTGGTTTTAAATTTTTTGTTTTAAATAATTCAAGTTGCATCATTTCTTTATCAATAATATCTATTATATTCCCATCTTCGTCTAAAACTAAAATTTGGTCTTCATTATCATTATCGTTAGCCATTAGTTAGCACCTTGTAAAACTGGATTAGGACCACCAGCAGGACTCGCTGGACTTTCCATATCATCCTGTCTAGTACGTCTAGCTTGATTACGTAAACCATCTATGGAATTTTTATACTTACCTTCCCAAGCAGCAAGTGTATTAAAATCTTTTATAAAATAATTAGCTTCAATCATACATGCTGAAAATAAAGCATTATAACAAAACTCACTAAAGTAATTAGAAGTTGTTGCACTTGTACCTGTTGCACTTGATAAAGCTAATGGTCTTTTTGTATATTGAATTTCTCCTGTTAATGTTGATGCAGGAGTAGGTACTATATAAATTGATGTATTATTTTTTCGTGCATAATATCTAGGAGTACCAGTAGATGCACTTGCATATCCCCAAAAATCTATAGCATATTCATAAGACCTTTGTAGTAAAGGAGTTATATTAGATGAAACACTTGTTTTAAAATTTACATTACGTATAACTAATGCTCCAGCAGGTAAACTTACTACTGGATCTGAAGCTGTAAATGTAAATGAAGAATAATAATCAAGACCTGCATCATCTAATTCTTTTGTTAAACGATCTTCAGCTTTTTCAATTATATAAGGAATATGATCTGAAAACTCTGTTGAATTATTCTCTATTGTATTTATAATGTCATCTTTAAGATAAGAATAAGCTGGCATGTAATTATCCTAATAATAAAGTTACGCCACCATTAGCACCTGGAGCTGAACAACATACTGTTGCATCACACCTAATACCCATTTCTCCTATATAAATATCTGCTTGTCCACTTGCAGGAACTTGAAATTTTATTTTACTTCCACCACTATCAGAAATATCAAAAGTTCCATTAACTGTAGAATATACATGAATACCTAGAATACGAGAAGTATTAGATGTTGTAACAATAACACCAGTACCTGCTAAAAATTTTGATGTAATATTTGTTGCCATATTTTTTCCTTTATATAGTTAGAGGGAGAATAATTTCTTACTCTCCCTCATATACTAATTAAGCACCAGCATTACCATACCAGCCACGCCAATCTGAAACACCAAAAGAATATCTTTCACGTGCTTTAAATCTTAAGTTGCCAGTATCGAAGTCTGGTTCCATTTTAGTTTGTAAAGGTGTTCTTGTAAACATCTTAGTACCATTAGGTACATCAGTTTTAATGAACCAAGCATTGGTATCAGTAAAACGTCTATTTACGAAGAAGCCATCTGGAAATACTCCCAAGTGTCTTACAGCGTTGATGTCATTATTAGCACTACCAGGTGTACCTGGAGTATTTAATAATTGATCTGCTGTAAATAGTAAATCAACAGGAACATGTAAAGATACTGCAGAAGCACCAATTAAGATACCTCTATCATCTTTTGTTTTCTGTATTTGAATTACTGCACTTTCTAAAGTACCTTCAGCTATTGCTGCAGCAGTTGCTCTATTGTCTTGAGTTCCATCAGCAATAGTTGGGTGAGAAGCACTAAAGAATGCTACACCATCACCAATAGCAGAAGCTCCAGCAGTAAAGCCATTATTAAAGACTTTAGCAGCTTTTACTTGCTTGGTGTTTGCCATTGCTCTTGCAAGACCTTTTGCACGTAACTTAGCGAAAGTATCGTAGAGGTTATCCTCCATAGCTTCCTCTGTTACTGCAAAAGCTAGAGCTACTGTTTCGTTATCATAACGAGCTGTATATGATTCTTGTGCGTCATCATAACTTACAGCAGCACCTTCTGTTTTATCTGGAGCAGTACCAAAACCTGTAAATAGAACTTCTTCCTCGAATGCTCGATCAGAATTTTCTATTTCAAATAATGGTTTGTGCTCATCATTAACTTCGCCATACTCTGTTCCAAAGACTGCGTTCAATCCAGGAAGGAGTTCTTTGGCGATACTTGATCTATTTATAGCCATTTTCTATTTCCTTTCTATGCTGAAGATGCAGTCGCTGTAACGTAGCGATCTCTATGCATGTTTAGCCATACTTCCACAATAGGATAAGCATCTGAATCAGCTTCTCCATCATCTTGCTTCTTACCTATGACTCTTAGTTGTTGTTCAGATTCTGCTCCACTCGCTGCTAACATATAGTAGCTTGACTGACCAGTTGTGGTATCACCAGAACTTGCAGTTGAACTTACAGTTACATTATAGTTTTTAACAACCATTAGTTCGTTTGCAGACAAAGACAGACTACATTGGATGTAATATGTCTGATTTGGATCAGTTATGATAAAGAACTTAACATCTGAATATCCATTCGCAGAGGTTCCTGTACCCCAATACCTACTAAACTTTTGCTCTCCATTATACACATATGAGCAGCCAGCAAAAATCCCAGAGGGTTTTAGCGTACCAGCCACATGTGGTTGAATAGTAGCAAGATTAGCACCAGGTAAAACTACAGGATCGCCAGTAAAAATATTATTATTACAAGCACCACCTGAAGTAGGTGAGAAAATCTGCGTAAAGGAACCAGTATTATAAGCTCCATCTTTTTTGCGAGCAGGAACAAAACCACGAAATGCCTTAGTTGTTGACATGTTTTGTCTCCTTTTCTAAAGGACTATTCCTGAAATCTAGGTGTTCGCCCTTTTATTGTTTGTGTTTTACTTGTATTAGAAATAGGCATTCTAGAATTATTACCTCTCATTAGTTGTGAATTAACTGCATCCATTAACTGATCAGATTTTTTTCTATAGTGCTCACTTCTAGCTTTGTAGATTCTAGTAGGAATTTTTCCTAACGCAATATCTCCACGACAGATTGCTCCAGCATATCTACCTTCATCCCTAACGACAGATGTTGCTCCAAGTTCAGGAACTTCGTCTTTTGAAACAAACTCCCATCCTTCTTGCAATTTCTTACCTATATATTTATAATCTTCTTGACCTTTAAGAGTTATTCTTAACCATCCAAGAGTCATACCTTCGTTGGCGAAACGAGTTGTAATTGCTTCAGGAATATGAAGAGCATCTTGCTCCTCAAAAGTATATTCATTTGTTTCTCTATCTAAGTTCTCACGAGCTTCAGAACTACGTGTATTTGTTCGTGTCATAACTTTATCCTCCACGCTGCATATTAATTGTAGTATACTCACCTTCAGCTTTATCAGCTTTCAGTTTTTCTTCTGCATACTTTTCAAGTGGTACATTCCATTTATTAGCTAAACGAATATCTTCTTTAGATAGTTTAACTTTTTTATTGGAACCTGGAGAGCTGCGAGATGCTCCAGCTACTACTTGAGCAGGAGGTGACGTTTTCTCCTGCTGACGAACTTCCTCGTTGGTTGTTGAAAACTTATGAGGAAATGTTCTTTTTATCCTATTATCTACTTCCTGATAAAATTCAGGATCTGTAGGACTAAATCCTTCTTCTTTTAATTCTGCATCTATTGCTAGTGCAGCAGCAGTCATTACTCTATCATTACCAAACCACTCATTTTGAGATGCCCAGTCTTGAGCTTTAGGATCAGGTGTAGGTTGAGGTTGATATTGTGGTTGTTGTTGTCCTATACCTTGTTGGTTTTCTTGTGGCTGCTGTTGTTGAAACTGTTGTTTTGTTATTTGTACTGCTTTTAAATCAGTTTGAGCATCATTAAGCATTTCTTGAGCTTGTAAAACTTTTTGAGAATCACCTTCTTCGTGAGCAGTTTTATATGCATTACGTGCTAACTCTAATTTATCAGTTAATTGTTTTTCAGAAGCATCTAAGTTTACTCCTCTAGCACTTGTAAATTGTTGATGAACTTGATTTAGTTGTTGTGATAATTGTTCATTTTGTCGTATAACTTGAGCAAGTTGTTCATCACGTTCTTTACGTTGTTTAACTAACTGACGTATTCTTTTTTGTGCTCCTTTAGTTTGAACACCTTCAAGCTCTGGAGGTGTTTCTTCTGTAGGAGATTCTGCTACTACTTCTTCTTTTGGAGGTGGAGCTTCTTCTTTTTGTTCTCCTTCTACCTCATATTCTACTTTTTCTTCTGTTGTTTCTTCTGGAACAACTTCATTCCATTCTTCTTTTTTTTCGTCTTCAGACATAGTTCTTCCTTTCGTTGTTTACGAGACATACGACTTACGTATATACCTTATATTATACTACAAAAAAACAGTTTGTGCAAGTCTTATGCACTACCTGCATGTAAATTAAAGGTTGGATCTAGATCTTTTGGATGTTCCACACGCATAATAATTTGATCATCAAATAATAATATAAGACGAATACCCTTATATTTTATCTTTTGACCTGAGTGTTTTCCATAACAAACATAATCACCTTTTTTACACCATTCACCTTTAGGAAATTTATCTTTATCTTGATAAGCTAAATCTCCTAGAGCTACCACACGACCTACTGTAGTAAGATAGGACATGTCTTCCTTTGTTGAATCAGGTAATAGTATACCACCTTTTGTCTTTTCTTTAATTGAGACAGGTCTTACGAGTACATGAAAACCTGGAAGTTCAGGTAGAATATTTGGATCACTTTTTTCTTCTTCTGAAATCCACATATCATTCTTAATAGTCTTAGCTAATGATACCTGTTGCATTAGTCTTCCTCTTCATCTGAATAGATACGTTTTTTAACAATATCTGTTAGTTTATTTCTGGACCATTCAATTCCATAAATGTGTCCAACCATTTGTCTGTAATGAGGAAAATCATCTGATTGTCCATCACAAACACCAGTTCTTAATTTATTGAGTTCGTTATTAAATTCTTTAACGACCTCATCCCATATTTCCATTTAATTAGATTTCTGCACAAGCGTAGCAGTTAATTTCTAATCCAACAGATACTTCTCTTAGTATAGGTTTAGTCCACATTATCTTTTTCCTTTAGTTGGTGAAGGATACTTCCAAGAAGAATCTTCACGTTGATTTAACACACCTTGTTTAGGTTTACTTCCAAAGTCAGCTTGTGACATTTTAGTAGAATCTCCATACAATCCACCATCTTTATTAGGTACATGCATAGGTTTACCATCAGTAATACCTTTATCAACAGGATATGCTTTATTCCCTATTGGCATTTGTTTCTCCTTTTGTTTCTTCTTTTATTAGATCTGTCATAACATCCATAAGTTTAAAACTTCGTTGTCTATCATCTAGATCTTCCATTAATGAAACTTTCTCTAGAGCATTCATACGAATTTTTTCTAGATCAATTTCAGCTTTCTGGTCAGCAATAGCTGTTTTAGTTAGATTATCAAGAGCTTTCATAGTTTCTTTACTTGCTCTATCAAGATCAGCTTTTTCCTTTTTCAGTATTGAATCTTGACCAGCTTTACCAGATTCCACCATTAATTTAGCTTCCTCTAATTCCAATTTCTGTGCATCTAATGCAGAGTCTGCAGAATACTTAGCAGCAGTTTGTTGTAGTTTTTGTTTTTCTAATTCGACTTTAGCTTGTTCTAAAGCTACCATTTGTTGTTCAGGTGATTGTACTTGACCTGCTGCCATATTTGCATTTAATACTTGTTGAGCTGCACTTGCCATAGCTGCTTCTGCAACTTTAGGATCTTTTTGTTGTTCAGGTGGCATTTGTTCCATTGCCATTCTTGCCATACCATTCATTTGTTCTTGGTATTTCATTACAGAATGTTCTTGTATATTTGCTTCTAGTATTGGTTTTAACCTAGCCATTATAGGATTAGCACCATTCTGTGGATCTTGTAAGTATGCCATTTTTGTTTGTATATGAGCATCATGGTTTTGTCCTGCAAATGCTGCAATAGGTATACCTTTTGTTGCAGCCATTATATCAGATACAGGGTCCATTTGTTGTGGTTCTTTTTTAGGTGGTAACACTTCTTCTAAATTAGGCATATTAGCAGAATTTAATATTGTTCTATTTAATGCTTCAAGATTAAACATACCAGGAGGTGATTGTTGTGCCATTTGTAATGCCATTTGTGCAATCATCATTCTATGGGCATTTGATGGAATGTTAGGATCTGAGACAGGGATAACATCCACTCTTCCATCAAAGTCTTGTTTAAGAATGTTTTTTTCAGCAAAAGGAACTTCATATGGATATTCTGAAGGTAAGTAATCATAATTGATTCTTGCAAGTATTTTAAATTCATCTCTTTGAGATTTGTGTAATCTCTTATGGATAGCAGAGAAGAACTTACTTGATGCTTCTAGTAATGCCATAGTCGTTCCAACAGGTCCATAAGATGCAGCATCAGAAACTATTTGTTCTGTACTATCTGCAAACTTTTGTCCTGCTGCAGTTACAAAGCCAAGCATTTGAAAAAGAGTTGAGGAAGGTTCTTTATAGGGGAGAGAGATAATCGCCTTGTTCAAATCTTGTCCTGTTGCTTCAACTTCTTTAAACTCACCTGGACTTATTGGTTCATTATCACCAACAATCCTTACGCCTTTTGCTTTAAATCCTCCTGGTAAGTTTGCGAATTGACCTGCATCCACTAAACTTCTCATAGCTGCTGTAGCAGTCATAGTTAAGTTTCCTAAAAAGTGCATGAGACCAAATCCATAGAAACCAAATCCTGGAACGAATCTATAATGTACAAAGTGCGAGACTTTTTCTTGGTTCGTATCGTTCTTCTTATAGTTTCTACGAATACTTAAAATTTGTTGTGATTGCTCTTCAACTGTAACAATATAAGGAAGAGCATAGTCTTCTTCTATTTCTAAATAACAATGCTGTTCAAGTAATGTATATTGAGGATCATTATTTTCTGTAGGTGATAATCCTAATATAGTATCCATTTTAGAAGAGAATGATGTAGGTTGTGGGTTTGTTGCATCTGGTAATTCTACATCATTATATATTCCTGATCGTATATCTTTAGCAAGATCAACAGGACTTCTATATATAACATGTGTATATCTATCTGCTTTTTTTAGATTAGATGCATAGTAAGACACATAGAATTGATCAATAGGAACAAATTCAGATACTGGTCTTTTTAATGTTGCATCATAATAAACTTTTTTAAATGCTGATCCTATTAAGGGAAGGTGAAACAACATTCTTTCAAACTCATCAAAATATTCAGGCATCTGTTCTGTTGTTTGATAGTTCATAAACTCTTGTACACGATTAGCTTGATCTTCTCTTTCAGGAGTAGACTTACCTAATATATGTGCTTTAACTGGACCTGATGGTGGAAATAATTCTTGTATAGCTTTTGATTGAAACTTAACAGCAGATTCTATTAACATAGGATGTACTGCTGTACATGCACCCTCAAATGGTTCTGATGAATCTTGTATCTTTAATCCTAATAAATCAAATCCTCTTTCAAACATGGACTCCCATTCTTGACGAGAATCTCTATCTGATGTAAAACAATCAATAACTTCATTTGCTATATTAGCTAATTGTTCTTCTTCTAATGTATCAACTAAATTACCATACCATTCTTGTATAGATTCTTCAGCTCCCATTTCTGGTGATGTACCTTCAAGATCAACAATAACACCACCATCTGTATCCATTTCAAATGTTGGTTGTCCTATTGGTGCTTCTTCTGGTGTAGGTAAATTCACTATGTTTGATACTTCTTCTGGTATAGTATCAAATGGATTTCTTTCTGTTGCCATTATATAAACCTCGCTTCTCTCTTATATGGATCACGCATGATCATACCCCCTTTATATTTTTCGTGTAGATATTTTAACATATCACTTCCACCTTTAGTATCTAAAAACATTCCTATATTTGTATTACCTGCTTCTCTAATTGTAAAACCATCATATCCATGTCTTTTTAATATAGGATGTAAATCTTCATTTTCTACATAACTTCCTGATCCTTTACCAAACCATTTATTTTTTCTAAAAGATTCTATAAATTGTTTTGGATTTAATTGATCTACAGCATCATCAACATTATAAGAATTAAATAATCTATTTGATCTCATTAACCATTCTTTAAAATTATTATCTTTCATAAGTTCATTAAATTGTTTATCATTTGTAGGATCAAATATCTTAGCATTCTCTTTAATTCGTAATGGATATACTCGTGAACCTTGGTCTTTTCCTTCCATTAGTGTATGTCGTGTTACATGAAAATTTGCTTCTTCAGGATTTCTTGTTACAAATAAAACATTATCTGGAGTTTTAAATATATCTTCATCATATTTTTTAGCTGTGCCATGATATACTTTTAATTCTTTTCCTTGAGGAATAGTTGGATAGTCATCTGTATCTAAATCTCTTAATAAGTCTTTTTCTTTTTTAGGAATAACACGATTTATAAGATTACTTGTTCCTTGTTTTATATACTTAGATCCTGGAACCCATATACCTAATAAACCTGTTAATGCTTGTGGTATACCCCATAAGTTTCCTTGCATAGTTTGTTGTACACCTTGTTGATATTCTTTTATATCATGGGCTGGAGATATAATATCTGCTGCTAATAATCCCATGTTCTGTAAATCTTCACGAGTTATAGGTTTTGTAGGTACTACTTCATTTGGACCTATACCATACTTTAAAGAACGTAATCCATTAGCCATTATATAGCCCTTTGTGCGTTATAATTTTTATTAGGATCTCTCATTACTCTACCACCTATAGCTTTATCTATATTAATATCTGGATTAGGTATAAAACCTTTTTTAGAATAACTTCCTTTATCTTTAGGAAACATTTTAGCTTCATCTGTTAATCCTAATTTTCTCCAAAAATTAATAGCATTTTTTTGTATATCTGTAATTTCTAATCCTTTTGGATTTTCTGATAAATAAGATAATGCTTTTACAATTTTTTTTCCTAAACCTGATTTTCTTGCTTCAGGAACTATTTCAATATTTACTAAACCTTTAATCGTATCTTCTTTTCCTTGTATTAAAGATACAGTACCTACTGGTTTTTCTTTATTTGGTAAAAAAATATTATATTTATGTCTTGCATCTATTGCTTTTATACCACCAGCTCTATCAACACCCATATCTATTAAAGCAAATGCATTATCTCGATCATATATATTTTTTTGATCAAGTCCATAAAAATGCTCTTTATTTATTATAGGTTTCTTAGTAACTGCTTTAGCAGCTAACTTAGCTAATTGACTTGCACCTATTACTGCTGCTCCTAGAGGTGCACCAGCTCCTGTACCCATCATTATAGCACCTGTACCTGTACCAATATCTCCTGCAGTACTAATACCTTTTAATAATGCATCCATGTATCTTTTATTTATTAGATCCTGATAGATAGTAGGTTCTATACTTGATAGTCCAGTTTCTCTTGCTATATCAGAACCTGGAAGCATTTGTGCTGAAAGTAATCCTATGTTCTTCAAATCCTGTTCTGTAAGATTTGAAGTTGTTTGATCACCTATACCATATTTAAGTGAACGTAAACCATCAGCCATTATATAAACCTTTGTGTATTATAACTTTTATAAGGATCTTGTGAAACTCTTCCTTTTATTTCTCTACGTACACCATATCCTCTTGGAGAAGTTTCTAAAGGTAGTTCTGCATCTCCAACTTCTTTTGTATAGAATGCTGCACCTAAAGGACTATACTTTAATCTTTTTCCTATTCCTAGTAAATCTTGTCCTAAATTTCTTATAGGTTTTTCTTTAGCTTTAGGTTTTACTTCTTTAACTTCTTTAGCTTTTTCAGCTCTTACTTTATCTGATTCTATTGAAGTACTAGAAGATTTAACAGTTTTAAATTGTTTTAAAACATCTGCCATTTTTTTTGTAAAACTACCAGGTTTTCCTTCTCTAGTAATAAATTTATCTTTTACATAATCTTTAGCAATATCTTTTCCTGCACTTAATATTTCTTCTTTAACAGTATTTAAAATATCTTTACTATATATAGGTTCTATTTCTTTTTGACCATAACTATCACTATAAGTACCAGATAATCCTCTGTCAAATACTGTATATGTATTACTTTCTAAAAGAGATTTAATTCTATTTTTTTCATTTGTTATATATTGTTCAGCTCCTAGTTCTGCTAGGTCTTCTTTCATTTTTGCAGAAAGATTAGGATCTCGTATTGATTGTGTTATAGCACCATGTGAACCATCTATAGAGCTATAATTATATTTTTGCCTAGATTGAATAAAAGTATCATTTAATATAGCTTGTTTTACTCTTTCTTTTTCTTCAATAGAATTTATAATATTATATTCATTTTCTAAATCTTCAAATTTTTTTATATTTTCAAATGCATCATCTATTAAATATTCTTCTCTTGCATTATTTAAAACTGTATCATCTGATTCGTAATCAGGATCTTCAGATAATTGTCCATATCCAAAAGATACATCATCTATAAAATCATACTCTTCATTCTTTACTTGTTGTATAGCAAAATTAAAAGGAAGTTTTTTATTACTTGCTATAGTTCTTATTTCATTTTGTTCATTATCTAATTTTAATAATTCTAATATAGCTTTTTTTTGTGCCTTATTTTCATTATTATTTAAAATATCTAATTTTATTTCTAAACGCCTAGTTATATCATCTAATTGTTGTTTAAGTATATCTTTTTTAATAACTAGATCTCCACCAGGTGTAAGAAAATTAGTTATTTCGTTACCTTGTTTATCTACTCTATATGTATAACTTATAGGAATTTTACTTGGATCTGTTATTTTTGAATATTCTGTAAGTCTATTTTTATGTTCTGCTAATTTTTTTATATCTTCATACAGATTTTCAACAGTACCTTGATATGTATTTTCTGTAAGACCACCAATTTCAAATTTTTTTTCTCTAGATAAGTTGTCTAATACCTTATTTTTTAAAGATTCTATTTTATAATATCGTTTTATTAATTCTTTTGTTATAGGAATTTTTTTAAGTATTGAACTACCTTTTGAAATATTTCCTACAGCAGATAGACCACTATCTAATAAAGGTCCTGTAGCTATTTCTGTTGCTATACCTGTTAAACCTTTTCCAAAATCTCTACGAGATAAATCTGTACCAATACCTTTAGTTATTAAAGCAGGTAAACCTTTTTTATCGTCTGAAGGCATATAATACTCCTTCAAACAATATAGCAAATACTATAATTGACATAAAAAATAACATGAATTTCCCCTATATACTATCTATTATACCACTAAGTTCTCCAGTATGCAACCTTTTTCTTTCTAGGTTCATCTTCCCACTCAGGATCTTCAGGATGCGACAAGTGCCACGACTCTTTCATATAATGTATTGCCATAGTCATAGCATCAACTTGGTCATCATGTGCAGCATTAGGAAACCTTAACATTTCTTCTAATAAGTCTTCTGACCATTTTTTATTTTGTGGTATCCATACACGACCTGATTCCATCATAGGAGATGCTGCATATACTCTGGATACCTTATCTTTATCTGGTAAATATTCTAATACAGGCACACCAGATCTACGCATATCTTGTATTAATGATTGTCCTGATGCTTTCTTTTCTATCATACAAACATCAGGTTTATGCTCATGGTATAATAATTGAGCCATACGTCTTAATTCTGGATATTCAAATCTTCCTTTTATATTTCCTAATAAAATTAAATTTGATTGATACGATTCATATCCTTCTTCATCCTGATCATACATGGAGAATATACCCCATGTCTGAATAACACTATAATCTGCTGTAGTTTTTGTAGAGAATGCTGTATCATATGTTTGTATTATAAAATCACATGTAGGTGGTTCTGCATATTCCCACCAACGTATCCATTTCTTTTTTATTAATCCCCCTTCATCTGGTGTGGGATCTTGCATATACAAAGCATTCCAGTATCGTGCACCATTTGACGCTTTAATTTCTGATTCATCTACTTTTAATATGTTATCTGGCTTCCATTCAGGAAAATAACTAGAACCTACAGGTAAATCTAATAATTCTGATGCTTCTTCATCAAGCCATGCTGGAATACGTACAACATCCCAAGGAGTTACAGCATAATCTCCTACATTTTCTTGTTGTTTTAATAACCATCCACAGAGATCATCATAATGATACCTTGTATTAATAATTAATATGGAACCATTAGGCATAATACGTGTTCTTAGTCCTGCTGGATACCATTCCTTAACGTATCTTCTACCTGCTTCAGAGTATGAGTCTTCTTCTGACATGACATCATCAAGGATCGCAATGTGTGCACCTCTTCCTGCAATCTGGGATCGTACTCCTGCAGCATAGTAGGTTCCTCCAATATTTGTTTTCCATTTTCCTGCTGCTCGTACATCTGTACGTAAGGACACTCCTTTGAAAATATCCTGAAATGTTTCTTCATTAACAATATCTCTGACAGAACGACCAAAATCGCTTGATAACTGGTCACTATGGGAAACAGTAAGTATTTCATGTTCTGGATTCCTTCCAATATACCATGCAGGAAACAATTTAGAACAGATAACAGACTTAGAAGACCTGGGTGGTAGAAAAACCATAAGTCTTTTTATCTCTCCAGCTTCTAATTGTCTTAGTTTTTCACTAATAACCTCTATATGTCTACCCATTTTCCAATCAGAAACAAGTTTTGGAGCCATTTGGCGAACAAATGTCAAGAAATCTACCTTAGATTCCTGTTGAACTTTTGTACTTAATAGATTATTAAGAGTTAAAAGAGGTGATATGTCTATAGAGTTCTCTATAGTTTCCAATATTATAATCCTTGTTGTATATTATTATATATTTAATAAGAAAAAAACAAAAAACAAAATGAAAAACAAAATATAATATACTTGTGGTTTTTAAATCTTTATATATTATATATAATTATACACTACTCCCCACTTAAAGTCAAGTCTTTTTTTTATTTTTAGTTATTAACCCTAGTTTTTAGGTAAATATGTGGGGGTATCATATATATATAATACACACGTGCGAATTTTTTGGGGTGGGGTGGTGCAATTCCTTTTATAATAATGCGAATCATTCTCAATAGATACCTTATTAAAAAGAATCTTTTAAAATTTACTATAATATAGGTAAATCTTTTATAATTTGTTTATTACTCTATAAATTATAATCGTAAACAAGTGTATTATGCCTATATATCTCTTAAAAACCTTATAAAACAAGGTATTTGCTACAATCTAATAATAATTATTAGTTATTATTATTAATACTATTGATTATTATTAATAGTTATTATGATTATTCAATATAGTGTTTAATAGCATTTTAAGCGTTGCTAATAGCGTTTAGTAATTTAATGTATATTAGTACATTAAACTAGTTTATGTTAATTGTGGGTTATTATAGAGCTATTTAAAGGTATTTTAATATCTATATCTTTATAATATAGGTATAAAAAAAGAACTACTAAAATTAATTAATAGTTCTTTTTATTTAGGGATGTTTTATTTTAATTATCTATTTAATAAATAACTATGTAATTCACTTAAATTGATTTGATTAAATGGAATATTAAATTTCCTAGAGATTTCATTCATTAAAGTGATAGAATGAAAACCATTTTTAATATACTTCTCATTATTAGGAAAATGAGAACCAGTTTTAAAAGATTGATTTATATAACTATCTATATATTTTTTAATTTCATTATTCATTATTTTTTTATTCCTTTATTTTAATTTTCATAAGCCATTAAAGTTCCTGCATCGTGTGGCTCACCATACCATCCTGCATTAGTAAGTATTTTTTCTAATTTAGGGTGAATGTCATAGCCAAACTCTTCATAATAATCAAATATGCGTAAATCGTCAGAGGCATAATCCTCACTACCTTTAAACCATATGCCTACTACTTCAGTATCATCATAAAATTCACTTGCTTTTATTGGTTTAGCTTCAGGCATTAGTTTATTAATCCTTTTTATTAAAGCATTTTCAGTTAATTTTTTGTTCATGTTTTGTTTCCTTTATACTGTTTATTATTAATATTAATTATGTTATAGCATTTTAAAAAATATTAATGCAAGTTATTTTATATATTTTTATCCAATCTACCATTTATTTTAACAGCTTCCACAATCGTATTTATATTATTAAACTCATAACATTTAAAACAATCCTTGCATTTTTGCCCAGTACAATTCTGCTTATTTATGAATTTATCATGTGATACATTATTAAAAGTTTTATTGAAATACTTAGGAATATTATTTTTATCTATAATATTATTTATTTTTGGATTGCTATAAACTAATATTAAATTAGATGGTTTTTTATTATTATCAAAATACTTTTTAATTATATCTTTTCTTTTTGACCATAAAGCAAAATTTGTTCTTTTATATTTATTACAAATTAATACGATATTATGTAAATGCATTTCATTAATTAATTCACCATGTGCATTAATTCTTATATATAATTCATTAATAAAGGGAATTTGATTGTTTTTTAATTCTTTTTTACTTAATAAATCAGAATTACGTTGCAAACAATTTTGCATATTTTTTCTATATGTATTTAACATACTATGGGAATAACAAAACTTACAAATTATATTATCAGATTTTGTTTTATTCATTTTTAAACAAAAATTATTTGTTACTGTATTAGTAGAAATTGCTTTTAAACTTTCAAGCTTTCCAGTCATTTTTGAAATATGTATTAAATCGTTTTTATTCATTTTTTAAAACCTCTATAAAATTAAACATACTATTTAATATAATTATAAAATTTTAATTGTCAATTGTTATAAATGCATAGCTGTTATGCAATAATTAGTTATGTTATAAATGCATAGCTGTTATGCAATAATTAGATATGTCTTTTATGCATAACTAAGTATGTAATAATTAGTTATGTTATAAATGCATAACTAGCTATGCACATGACTAGCTATGCAAAAATATACTAGCTAATAAACATATAACTAGCTATGCAAAAAATGCATATCTATTTTACAGGCGTTTTTAAGCTCGTCAGTAAACGATAGCACCTTTAAGCTACGATAGTATACAAGCAAGACGTTATCAAAATATAAGTTTTTCCTATAACAAGTATAAGTTGAAATTATATTTAATTGTGTTATGGTAAATTATGTTTAACAAAAACGAGGATAACGAAAATGAATAAATATCAAACAATAACACGACACTTAGTGTCAGATAATACAGAAGCTTTTAATAAAAATTTATATAAATTACCATTCTTTAATATATACTTTTTAAAAGCAATTAAAACTGAAAATAATTTAAAATTTACTTTACCTAATACTAATAATTATGTAAGTAAAAATTATGGTTTTAAACAAATTGTTGACATTCCAAAAACTCTATGGAAAAAATTAGAGAAAAATAATAAAAGATATGTTAATGATAATTCAAGAATAGAGAAAGTATAATAATAGTTGACAAGTTTGTTAGTATCTTGTATAAAAAAACTAACATATATAAAATAATAAAGGAGAATGTATAATGGCACAAGTAAAATATCTTATGATGCAAGATGAGGAGCATTGGTGCGAAGATGTATATGATATACTAAAACAAGGGCATGAGGATTTTTATTTCTTTGCATCTGAAGTTATGGATAATCTTATACATCCAAACCCAAACTTAACTGAACAAGAAGTTATGGAAGAACTGGAATGGGTATGGGAAGAACATACTATCAATCATGCTGACGCATATTAAGGAGAATAAAATGATAACACTTATGAAAATAGTTGGAAGTTTTGCTTTGTTTCATTCAATAGCAAGTATATTTTTTCTTATGTATTTTAAATATCCTATTGATTTATTTATGTTTTTTATATTTGCTTTTGAATTTGCAATAGGAATATTATTATTTATAGGAATTAAAATATTAAGAGATGAGTATTACCATAAAAATTACCAATCTGGTAATAAAAAATAATACTTGACATAAAAATTTACATGAGTATAATAGAAATAAATTAAGGAGAAAAATAAATGACTAAAGAACAAATACTAGATAAACTATATCAAGCAAGAGACTATGCATCTAATGCTTTGAATGTTGCACAACAAGCAAGTGAATTGGCATCAGAAGCAGAAACACAAGCAGTAGAAACATATGATAATCTATGTGATGCTATTAACATGGTAGAGGAATTAAAAGATGAGTGATAAACAATTAGCTGAAAAACATTTTGGTATGTTGTATGACAACTGGATTGATGATGAACTAAAACACTATGAAGAATACTATAGGGTGGAAGATGCAGATTTAATAACAACATCTAGATTAGAAGAACATAATTACAAAGACTTGAGAGTACTAAAAGATTTTTTTGAGGAGAATCATTATGCCTAATTATACTATAATAACATACGCAACATTAAATACTGAATATAAAATAAAAGCAAAGGATGAAGATGAAGCTTTTGAAAAATATTATTCTGGAGAATGGTATGAGTCTGGAGAGTTAGATGTTCATGATGAACAAATAGATACAATAGCAGTAGATGAGGAGATGAGTGATGAGGAATAAAAAGACTTGGGTATATTTGTATGGAGATGAGTGTTCTGAAATATGGCAACACTTTGGATTTACTAATCCAGATAAAGATGATAGAATCAAATTAAAGTTTATTGAATTTCAATCAGTAGACTCTCAAATGGAGATGAGTGATGATTAGTAGAGGATATAGAATAACAGAGTTTAGAGATAAATGGAAAACTATTTATAGTAAAACATTTTTCAATAAGTATATACCTATTCATGAAGATGTATGGGTAGATGATAAAGAGTTTATAAAAGCTATGAAGAAACCAGATGGTGAAAGATACATATGGACAATAGGAGAAGAAGATGGTAATTACTATGTGCATAGTGGGTATCATTGGGTTAATAGATTAGGTTTTATAATAACTAAAAATAAATGGGAGCATGACATGAATATACAAGTGTTAGGATATTAAAATGAGTAATTTTGATAGCTATAAACTTAAAGATAAAACAAAACATGGTCTTATAGATAAAATAATTTTACATGATAGTAATGTTTATTTTGTAATTAAAAATAAATGGTTTTTATTAGATGAATTATAAAGGAGAATGATAATGACTAAAATAAAATATAAAAAGTATGCAGATGTAAACACATCAGTTGAGAGCATGGCTCTTGATGCATACAAAGTAAGTAATATAAAACAAATACCATTGGCAGAGTTACAAGATTTTGCTAATGAATTAGAAGAAGGATTTACAGATTTAGATAACCAACAATATAGTGAAGGAGAAAAATATGAAAGTTGATAAAGTTGTAGACATAATACACGCAATAGATGACAAGAAAGTTCCCTCTGATATAATAGATATTCTTGATGTATCGCATTGGTCAGAAGGATTAGAAGATTACATAGATGTAGGTGATATGGATATATATCATCTGTTAAGAACTTTTAATATATTGTTGCGTGATAGAGAGAAACTTACTAAAGTAATAAAAGCATTGGAGATTGATAATGAATAACTACAGTATAATAACAGTAGCAACAGTAACTACTGAATATATAGTAAAAGCAAAGAATAAAAAAGAAGCAGAAGAAAACTTCTGGGATGGTGAATATACAGAAGAAGGTATATTAGATTATCATGACGAACAAGTAGATGACATAGCAATATATGAGGAGAATGTATAGTGATGAAAACTTGTGAAAATTGTAAAGTTAATAAAGGTGAAGAAGAAGATATGACATATAAATTTGTTCCTATATTATTGTGTGATGATTGCTACACAGGAATACGATATTGGATTGCAGATGAATTAGATATTCATGTACAAGGAGTAGACATATGAAAATGACTAAAGAAGAATTAGAAAGTTTATATGTGAGTGAACTTACATTTGAAACTGAAGATAAAAATGGAAAGGTAAGATATTGGAGAACCACATATAAGTTTGACCATTCGTTTATATGTGATGCTATTGAGGAAAATGACTTGGAAGAAATAAAAGAGAAAGAAGGAGATTAAAATGATATTAGTTTATTATAAAATAAAAGATGGAGACTATGAATATACAGAGTTCTCATGGTTTTCAGAAGGCACACATAAAGATTGGCAACAACACGTTATAAAAGATAAGTGGTTAATTGAAGAAGTTTATCCTCAAGATGAGAGACATATACGAGTAGATTATGTTAGAGATATAACACCAAAAGATTTAAAAGTATTAACGAAATATGAAATAGTTTTTAATTAACTTGACATTTAAAATAAAATAGTGTATGTTATATTATGAAAAAAAATAATTATATTATAGCTCTCTTATCTACAGATAAAGATATAATGTTAGAGCCATTGGCTACATTTAGTGGAGACACTATGTATTTTAAAACAGAAAGAGATGCCAAAGATTATGTTGACAAACTACTAGATAGAAATGGTCTTGGAGATATTGAAGCATTTGAAATGGAAGCATTAAAAATTATAAGAGTACAATAGGAGAAAGTAAATACATAAATCACAAATACATAAAGATGTTTTAAAGTTAAAGAAAAATGCTACGTTTAATGCAGAAGATGTGTTGGCTTGGTTAAAATATAATCAAGAATTACTACCTGCATTACGAAAACAAGCACGAAAGACACCTAGAATAGAAGGTGCTAAAGCAAGACTAGCAGATGTTCAAGGGTATATAAAAATGCTTACAAGATACTTGAGACATGGTGATTGGTGTAGTAATTTTTATGGTAAAGACCAAGAGTTTAAAACAAAATGGAAGGTAATTAAAAAATGAGGTATGTAATAGGAAGTATTTATTTTTTTATAGCTATACTTATGTTATATAGTTGGTCAATAAATGCAATAGCTGATGATGGAAGAGATTGTTTAGCTGAAGCAGTCTATTATGAAGCAAGGTCAGAAAGTTTTGAAGGTAAGTTAGCAGTAGCTAATGTAATATTAGAAAGATTAAGAAGAGAAGATTTTCCAAATACTATTTGCAAAGTTGTGCATGATGGTGTATATTGGAAAAATAATATAGTAAGAAACAAATGTGCTTTTTCTTATTATTGTGATGGAAAACATGAACGTATGTTAAATATAAAAGCTAAAGCAGACGCATATACAATAGCTGACTTTGCTTTGAATGGTGTAGAATTACACGATACTTTAGGTGCTACACATTATCATGCAGTTTATGTACATCCCAAGTGGGCAGATGAATTTTATTTCATTACTAAAATAGGAAAACATTTATTTTATTTAAAGGATTATAATGAAAATTAATTTTGTATATAAAAATGAATATGTGAGAAAGAAAACTGCGATTGGTCGTTCTAATTTAAGTAGACCATTAAATAAACATAAGCGAAGACAATGGAAAAAATATAGAGGACAAGGAAAATGAGAACTAGATTTAATGAGATAGAATTGTTACGTAAAAATATAAAAGATTTACAAGGACAATTACAAAATGCTTACATAAGAATAAAAGAATTAACAGAAGCATTACATGAAGAAAGAAAAAGAGCAGGGCATCAAAACCAATACACAACAGAATTTGGATGGGCTGAACCATCAGAAAATCCAGATGCAACACATATAGAGGAGAAAAAAGATGACAAATAGTTTTATCCAATGGATAGAAAACGAAGCTAAAGCATATGAAAGGAGAAATAATATGGCTAAAGCAAAAACACCTAAAGCAGAGATGACTTTAGATGAAAAACAAAAGAAAGCATTACTTGACATTTTTAATGCAGGTAATAGTTTTGCAAATAGTTATAGAGAGTCAGGCATTAAGTATATAACTGCCTGGGAAATAGAACAACTATTAGATTTAATAGATGACATGAAAGATTTATATGGCATATCACCTAGAAAATCTGATGAGCCAGACATGCATGGGGATATTTATCCTTGGCATTGGGCAGATCATGTATGGTCTGATGATCCTCAAGCATGGAAGAGGAAAGATGATTGAAGATCTAAAGAGAGAGCAAAGTCAAGTTTATCGTGAGTTTCTAAAAGAATATCTATCAGAAGGATATGATTTAGAAGAAGCAAAAGAGTTAGCTAAACAAGATACAATGGAAGTTATGCAAGATAAGCTTGACTTTGTAGAAGAATTGTGGGATAATTCATTTGATAATTTGGATTAGAGCATGGATAAAAAATGGTTAGATAGGGGAGCTTGTCCTGAATGTGGATCAAGTGATGGTAATGTAAAACATTCAGAAGGATATAGCTATTGCTTTGTTTGTAACACGAGGTTTGGAGAGAATATGAAAACAGAAACAGTAATTCCTATGAAGAGGGAGAGTAATATAAAAACTATAGGTACTTTAGGTGCGTTGAGTGAACGTAGTATATCAAAAGAAACTGCACAAAAATATAATACTGATGTTAAAGTTAATGGCAACATGAATACACATCACATCTATAAATATTTTGATGAGGGTGGAAATAATATAGGAAATAAAGTACGTAATGTTTCTACTAAAGATATGTGGGTTGAAGGAAGTATGACTGAAGCATTATTGTTTGGTCAGAATATCTTTGCTCCTAATGGTAAGTATATTACAATTACTGAAGGTGAAGTAGATGCTATGTCTGCTTATGAATTACTTGGTAGTAAGTGGGCATGTGTTTCTATTAAGACAGGAGCAGGATCAGCATTACGTGATTGTAAAAAAGCATTTGAATACCTAGATAGTTTTCAGAATATTGTTATATCTTTTGATATGGACAAGCAAGGAAGAGAAGCAAGTGAAAAGGTTGCACAATTATTTTCACCTAACAAGTGTAAGATTATGCACATGGAATATAAAGATGCGAATGAATACTTAAAGATAAGTAAACGTGAGGAGTTTTCAAGAGCATGGTGGAATGCACAACCTTATACTCCTGCAGGTATAGTTAATCTAAAAGATTTGAAGTCTACTATATTTGAAGAAGAGTATTGTGAGACTTGTTTATATCCTTGGAATAAACTGAATGATAAGACCTATGGTATGAGGACAGGTGAGTTGATTACCTTTACAAGTGGTGCAGGTATGGGTAAGTCTTCTATTATGAGAGAGTTAATGTATCATATGTTAAAGAATACAAATGATAATGTAGGCATACTTGCATTAGAAGAGAGTACAAAAAATACTGCATTTAATATCATGTCTGTTGAAGCTAATGCTAGACTATATATTAATGAGATACGTAAGAAGTATAGCCAAGATGAATTAGATACATGGTTTGATAATACTATGGGTACTGGTAGATTCTTTGCCTTCGATCACTTTGGTTCTATTTCTAATGACGAGATACTTTCACGAGTACGATTCATGGCACAAGCATTGGATTGTAAATGGATATTTCTTGACCACTTATCCATCCTTGTATCAGGACAAGATGATGGAGATGAAAGAAAATCTATTGATGTTCTAATGACAAAGCTACGTTCTCTGGTAGAGCAGACAGGTGTAGGATTGTTATTGGTATCACATCTACGTAGACCTGCAGGTGATACTGGACATGAGAATGGAAGAGAGGTAACTCTGTCTCACTTGAGAGGTAGTGCGTCTATTGCACATCTATCTGATAGTGTGATTGCTTTAGAAAGAAATCAGCAAGATGAAGATGATGTTATTTCTAATACCACAACCATACGAATATTAAAGAATAGATATACAGGTGAGACAGGTATAGCTACACATCTCTTTTATGATAAAGATACTGGTCGTATGAAAGAGATTGACAATCCTTACGAAGTAAGTGATAATAACTCTGATGATGAGGAAATACCTTTCTAATGAAATGTTGGCATTGCAATACAGAATTAATATGGGGTGGAGACTATGATATTTCAGAAGAGGATAGTGAATATTGTGTAGAAACAAATTTATCTTGTCCTCAATGTGATTCTTTTGTTATGGTTTATCTTCCTAAAGATAAGATGTGGAAACATGTATGTCCTGTTGAAGAAACAGAAATGGAAATTGGTAAAAGCGAAGAGTGTAATTGGTGTGGTGCAACAGAAGATTGTGATTGGAAAGACAATGAGAGCAGTAGTTGATATAGAAACAGATAGTTTAAATCCTACCAAAGTGCATTGTGTTGTGGCTAAAGATGTAGATACAGGTAAGGTTTATCCTTTTTCTCCTGATATGATACATGGGTTTAGAGATTGGTCACATGGAGTAGATAAATTTATTATGCATAATGGTTTATCTTTTGATGCACCTATTCTTAATAAGTTATTAAATACAAATATAAAATCTAGTCAGGTTATAGATACGTTAATACTATCTCAATTATTTAATCCTACTAGAGACAATGGGCATAGTCTGGAAGCATGGGGAAATAGATTAGCTATGCCTAAAGGAGATGTTGATTCTTTTGAAGTGTACACACCAGACATGTTAGAGTATTGTAAACAAGATGTCCATATAACACATAAGTTATTCCATGTTTTACAGAACGAGGGCAGAAATTTTTCTAAGTCTTCTATATATCTTGAGCATCAAGTGCGTTTAATTATAGATCAACAAGAGAGAAATGGTTTCTATTTAGATATGCAGAAAGCTATGAGTTTATATAATAAATTAAGAGATGAAGCAAATGAATTAGAAAGATGGGCAGTAACTACCTTTGATCCTACAGTTGTTGAGTTGAAAACAAAAACAAAATACATACCATTTAATATAGGATCAAGACAACAGATTGCAGAAAGATTAATGGAACTAGGTTGGAAACCTAATCAACATACAGATAAAGGCAATATAATTATTAACGAAGCTGTATTAGATACTATAGATATGCCTGAAGCAAAAAAGTTTTCACGATTTTTTCTTTTACAAAAACGTATAGCACAAATTAAGTCATGGATAGAAGCATGTGATGATACAGATGGTAGAGTACATGGTAGAGTTATGACTCTTAAAACTATTACTGGTCGTATGTCTCACCATTCTCCTAACATGGCACAGATACCTGCAGTTCGTTCTCCTTATGGAAAAGAGTGTAGGGATTGTTGGACAGTTGATAATCCTTATACTCATTCCATAGTAGGAACTGATGCAAGTGGATTAGAGTTAAGATGTTTAGCACATCTAATGAATGATACTACATTTACAGATATACTATTGACTGGAGATATACATACACACAATATGCAAATGGCAGGATTAACTAACAGAGATCAGGCAAAGACATTTATATATGCATTTATGTATGGTGCAGGTGCATCTAAGATAGGACAGATCGTAGGTGCAGGTGCTAAAGAAGGACAGATATTAATTAATAAGTTCTTATCAAGTATGCCTTCTTTAAAAAGAGTCAGAGATTCTGTTACAAAAGCTGCAAATAAAGGTATGATTAAAGGTATTGATGGTAGACTATTACATATACGTAGTCCTCATAGTGCCTTGAATACTTTAATACAAGGTGCAGGTGCAGTAGTCTGTAAATTATGGTTAATCAATATGATTAAACGTATTAGAAGAACAGGTGTGGATGCTAAACTTGTAGCATCTATACATGATGAGTATCAGTTTGAAGTTTTAAATAAAGATATTAAAAAGTTTGGACAATTAACAAAGGATGCTATGAAAGATACAGAGATACAGTTACAAATGAAATGTCCTTTAGATAATGAATGGAAGGTAGGAAAAACATGGGCACAGACACATTAAACGAACAGTTAGCACTATTTCCATACAAGAAAGAGATAGTTTATGCTTTGGAAACAGATACGAGAAAATGTAGAGACTGTAAAGAAACTTTACCATTAACTAACTTTCCAATTAAAAATATTATGAGTAATAATTTAGGAATTTTATCAAAAGTTTGTTCTAAATGTAGCAACAAAAATACTCTTGAATCATACGTAAGAAGGAAAAAAGTTAAGCTTCCTGATAAAGATTACTGTTGTCCTATATGTTTAAAGAATGAACAACAATTAAGCAACAACAAAATAGTTGTAGATATTAATACTTATGAAATTACAGATCATAAACATAAAAGAAAGACTCCATGGAGGTTCGACCATGACCATAAAACAGGTGAGTTTAGAGGATGGTTATGCAACTCCTGTAATATTTCTTTGGGTATGTTAGGTGATAGTTTAGAATCAGCAAAAAGAATAGTAAAATATTTGGAAGGAGACGTTAATGGAAGTTCAGGAGTTTAAAGGTAGAAAAGATCACGTTGCTTATATCAAACGTGGTATAGCAGTAGAAAATTATTTTGTTAAAGAAGCAAAGAAACGAAAGTATGATATTGTAATTGCTTCTGAAGAACAAAATATTAAAGAGCATATAGATTTAGTGTTACAAAAAAAAGGAAAGGAGTTTAGTGTTGATGTAAAAGCAATAAGGACAGGGAATAAAAGTAGAGTACCTGATGATACTTGGATTGTTGTAGAATTTTTGAATACTATGGGTAATAAAGGTTGGCTTTATGGTAGTGCTGATTACATAGTGTTTGAAAGAATAAAAGATTTTGTATTTTGTAGTACAAAAGAATTAGTAGACTTAGCACATAAACTTGTTGATAGAAATGATAGAGTTTTTAGTTATAAGGATGCTGAATATAAAGTTTGGGGTAGGTTATATCAGGGAAAGAAAGATCTAATATCAAGAATGGAAATGTCTAAGATATTAGAATTAAAAAATACTTTTATATGGAAAAAAACTGTTGACATTTCTGATTAGATGTGTCATAATTACTTTATTAATAATAAGAAAGGAGTACACCTATGAGTGTCGTTAAAGGAAATGCTTATTGGGCAAGCATAACAAGTCCAAACACTACATTTGATTCAGATGGAGTGTGGTCTATTGACGTAGGTAATCTTGATAAAAAGAATATAGAGATTGCTAAAGCTGATGGTCTTTCTATTAAGAACAAGGGAGATGATCGTGGAGATTTTGTTACTGTTAAAAGAAAAGTAAGACGTAAAGATGGTAACATGAATAAAGCACCTGAAGTTGTGGATGCACAGAAACGCAACATGATAGGTACATTAATTGGTAATGGTTCAGAAGTCAATGTGCTCTATACCACATATGAGTGGGAATTTAAAGGTCGTTCTGGAATATCTGCTGATCTTCGTGCAGTACAGGTAACTAACTTAGTACCTTATAATGTAGATGCTGATGCAGATGAAGCTTTTGAAGTAGTAGCTGATGGCTTTGTAAGTAATGAAGCTGATGAAGAAATACCTTTAGCAGCTACATCTTAACCAACCAAGAAAGGATGGAGAGGTGCTACTGAACGAGTATCTCTCCATTATTTATTATGAAAACAATAGATACTTTAGTGAAAGATATATATGGTTTATTTGATCCTCTTGTAGAGGTAGATTTAAATGACAAAGAAATAGATGAGCATTTAGATTCTTTTACAAGAAGTGTCAAAGAAACATTACGAATGTTTTTAAAAGAGAAACCTGTACAGAAACGTAACCTAAGACTATCTGCTATAGGTAAACCTACGAGACAGTTATGGTATGATAAACATTCTAAAGATGAACCTAAACCTTTAGAACCTAGTACAAGAATTAAGTTTTTATATGGACATTTATTAGAAGACTTATTAATATTATTCTGTAGACTAGCAGGACATACAGTAACTGATCAACAAAAACAAATTGATGTTAATGGAATAAAAGGACATCAAGATTGTATGATTGATGGTGTTCTTGTTGATTGTAAGAGTGCATCAGGTAGAAGTTTTGAAAAGTTTTCTAAAAGAACTTTATATTCTAATGATCCTTTTGGTTATATCGCACAGATCTCTGCTTATGCTGAAGGCAATGGTGTAGATGAAGCTGCTTTTCTTGCTATAGATAAACAACATGGAGACATTTGTTTGACTCCTGTTCACTCGTTGGAAATGATTAATGCTAAAGAAAGAATTGATTATCTTAAAGGAGTTATGGAACAAGATACTCCTCCTGATAGGTGTTATGATGATTTGCCTGATGGAGTTAGTGGTAATCGTAAGCTTGGTATTAGTTGCTTGTATTGTACACATAAACGTACTTGTTGGAGTGATGCTAATCAAGGTAAAGGATTGCGTGTGTTTCAGTATGCAAAAGGTTATAGGTTTCTTACGAATGTTGCTAAAGAACCTAACGTAGATGAGGTTTTAGATTGGTAAAAAATCATTGGGTAGATTTAAGAACAGGTAAATCTTTTGTTCCTGATCTTGAACAGTTTGGTTTTGTTTATATTATTACTAACGTGAAGACAGAAAAAAAATATATAGGATGTAAACAATATTTAATTGGTAAGTCTAAAAGAAAATCAAGATGGCAATCTTATATAGGTTCTTCAAAATATTTAAAGGAAGATATAAAAAAATTAGGTAAGAAAAATTTTAAGTTTGAAGTGATTGATGAATTTAAAAACAAAAGAAGTTTAAAATATTATGAGTTAGCTTATCAAGTACAACATAATGTTTTAACTTCTTGTGTTGAAGGTTCAGATAATCATAAGTATTATAATAATTATATAGGTGGTAAATTTTTTAGACCTGTAGAAAGAAAGGAGGTAAAAGATGTCAATAAAAAAGTCCATGTATGAATCAGCTTTATCTGAGTTTGAATCTCAAAGAGATAAAGCTATAGCTACTGCACGTATATACTTGGAACATCCTGTTGGTATAGGAGAACATCCCCAAGTTATTGATGAATTTATTAAACAAATTAAATTAGCTGCTGAAAATGAAGAAGCTATTTATATGTTGCAAAATACATTTCAAGATGAGATAAGTCCAAAAGAAGAATAATAAATGGAATACGACTACTTTAGTATAACATTGGATGTGTCTGCTAATACAAAAGAACATCCTGAAAAAGTTTTATTTTTATCTGTTATACTACAAGCATTGTTAGATGCTACTAAAACAAAAAGTAAAGTTGAATCTTCTCAAACAAGTGTTGAGAGAGAGAGGGCACGTGCATGGTTTTTCTGTAGTGTTGGTGTAACGTGTGAAAATTTTGAAAATGTATGTCAGAATGCAGGACTTGATCCTTCTTATACAAGAAGTTTTGCATATGAAGTAATTAACTCAAAGGAAATAGGATATGTCAGACAAAAAATTAAAAGAGTCTTGGATAAATCAAGAAGATAGAGGGTGGTCAACAGAAAGTTATAAAAACTATATGAAGAGAAGAAATCAAGAAGAGAAAGCATTACAAAAAGGCACATATGAATATGAATATTTAACACATGATGAAATGATTCGTGATTCTGTAAAAGCTACGAGTAAACAAATAGGTGGAAACCATTATAAAGATTGTAAGATTATGCCTATTGAATATATTGTTAAAAATAATCTTGACTTCTTAGAAGGTAATGTGGTAAAATATATAACTCGCCATAAATTAAAAGGTGGTCAAGAAGATATAGAAAAAGTAATTCATTATGCAGAATTAATATTAGAACTAAAGTATGGAAAGGAAAATAGATGACAATAAATAATTATTTACCTACAGAATATCAATCATTTATACATATGTCTAGGTATTCAAGATGGTTAGAAGAAAAAGGTAGAAGAGAAACATGGACTGAAACTGCAGGTAGATTAATATCTTATTTTAAAAATCATATAGATACGAATTATAAAGGTGTGCTTAAAAATAAAGAATGGAATGAATTAGAAGAAGGTATATTATCTTTACAAGTTATGCCTAGCATGAGAGCTTTAATGACTGCAGGTGGAGCATTAGATAGAGAGAATGTTGCTGCTTATAATTGTTCTTATATTCCTATTGATAGTCCAAAAGCATTTGATGAAGTGTTATATATACTTATGAATGGTACAGGTGTAGGTTTTTCTGTTGAAAGACAGTATGCTGACAAGCTTCCCACTATACCTGATCAAGAGTTTGAACATACAGATGATGTTATTTCTGTTGCTGATTCTAAAGAAGGATGGGCAAGAGCATTCAGAGATCTTATTTCTTTTTTATATACTGCTCGTATACCTAAGATAAGTGTAACAAAAGTAAGACCTGCAGGTGCAAGACTTAAAACATTTGGTGGTAGAGCTAGTGGACCACAACCTTTAGTTGATCTATTTGATTTTACTATTAGTAAGTTTACAGGTGCACGAGGTAGAAAGCTTTCCTCTATGGAGTGCCATGATATTGTATGTAAGACAGGTGAAGTTGTAGTGGTTGGTGGTGTTAGAAGATCAGCTCTTATATCTTTATCTAATCTTTCTGATCAACGTATTCGTGGTGCTAAGATGGGTGAATGGTGGAATGATAATCCACAAAGAGCATTGGCTAATAACTCTGTTGCTTATACAGAGAAACCAGATGTAGGAATCTTTATGAAAGAATGGTTGTCTTTATATGAAAGTAAATCAGGTGAAAGAGGTATCTTTAATAGACAATCTGCTCAAGCTAAAGCTAGTGAGAATGGTAGACGAGATGCATCATGGGATTTTGGTACTAATCCTTGTAGTGAAATTATATTAAGACCTAATCAATTCTGTAACTTAACAGAGGTTGTGTGTCGTTCTACTGATACATTAAATACTCTTAAAGCAAAAGTACGATTAGCTACTATACTAGGTACAATACAATCAACCTTTACAAACTTTGGTTATCTTCGTAAAAGGTGGCAGAATAATACAGAAGAAGAAAGACTACTAGGTGTATCTCTTACAGGCATTATGGATTGTTCTGAATTAAATAATCTTGATGGATTAAAAATTAAATTAGAAATATTAAAACAACATGCAATAGATACAAATAAAGAACTTGCTAAAAAATTAGGCATACCTCAATCAACTGCCATTACTTGTGTGAAACCTTCAGGTACTGTTAGTCAATTAGTTGATAGTGCTAGTGGTATACATGCTAGACATAATCCTTACTACATACGAACAGTAAGAGGTGATAATAAAGATCCATTGACAGAGTTTATGAAAGCATCTGGCATTCCTAACGAACCAGATTATTTAAAACCAGAACATACAACTGTATTTTCATTTCCTATGATGGCTCCTAAAGGTTCAGTATGTCGTAAAGATATGTCTGCTCTTGAGCAATTAGAGATATGGAAATGTTATGCACAACATTGGTGCGAACATAAACCTTCTGTAACTATTAGTGTTAAGGAAGATGAGTGGATTCCTGTAGGTGCATGGTGTTGGGAAAATTTTGAGCATGTAAGTGGTATATCTTTCTTACCTTTTTCTGACCATACATATCAACAAGCACCTTATCAAGATATAACTGAGAAAGTATATAAACAATTAGAAAAAGGTATGCCAAAAAATATTGATTGGAATAAACTTCAAGATTTTGAGAAAGAAGATAATACAAAAGGATCACAACAACTTGCATGTACTGCAGGTGTATGTGAGTTGGTAGACATATAATTAGTTCACCTTGTGTTGGTGTATGTACACTAGAGAATGATGTTTGTATTGGTTGTTTTAGAACAAGTAAACAAATAGCTGATTGGGCATTTTATAATGATAAAGAAAGAGAAAAGATAATGAAAGAAACTAAACCTGCATTAGCTACAGCAGATGCTGCATTAATTAAAAAAGTAATAACATATTATCTTAATAATATTTTTCCAGTTGATAAAGAAGAGCAAGAAAAACTAATGAATATTTTTCATAGGTTAGGTAGACTATAAAAAAATGCTTGACTTTTATAGTAAAGTGTGTCATAATATACAATATAGAATGCCATATTGGGTTCTATAACTCGCTTAATGAAAGGAGAAAAGCATGAGTTTATTTCATAACATAAATAGATATGCTATAGGATTTGATCATTTGATGGATCATATGGTAGCTCTGCAAAATAATGATAACTTAACAGGTAATGATTACCCACCTTATGATATTGTTAAAGCAGGAGAAGATAAATATACTATAGAATTAGCAGTTGCTGGTTTTAAAAAGGATGAATTAATTCTTGAAGTTAAAGATCAATACTTAACTATCAAGGGTGACTCTAATAAAAGACATTCTAATGAGGAGTATCTTCATAAGAATATAGCACGAAGATCTTTTCACAAAAGATTTTCTCTAGCAGAAAATATAGAAGTTAATGATGCTAGAATGGAGGATGGTGTATTGATTGTTAGTCTGACACATAATATACCTGAAGAACAGAAACCAAAAAGCATTACTATCCAGTAGTAGTGTTACGTTAGAGGAGTACTTAGTCAAATAGTACTCCTCTTTATTAATGGAGATACTATGAGTAATAAAAAGAAAAGTATAAATACAGTTTATATAGGATATGATCCTAGAGAATATGCTGCTTATGAAGTTTTAAAGTTTTCAATAGAACGCATTTCAATGGAACCTGTTAGAGTTGTACCAATTAAGAAACCTATTGTAGAACGTATGGGATTGTATACTAGAAAACATGAAGTATTGCATGGTCAATCTTATGACGTAATAGATGGCAGACCTTTCTCAACTGATTTTTCTTTTACTCGTTTTTTAGTTCCTGCTCTTAATATGTATGAAGGTTATGCTTTATATATGGATTGTGATATGTATGTACGTACAGATATTTCTGAATTATTTGAGATATGTAACAATAGATACTATCCTATATGGTGTGTTCATCATATGTATGAACCTAAAAAAGGTATGAAGATGGATGGTAAAGCACAAGAACCTTATCGTAGAAAGAACTGGTCAAGTCTTATGATGTTTAATTGTTCACATGATTATAATAAAAAACTAACAGTTAAAGATGTTAATACAAAATCAGGTAGATGGTTGCATGGTTTCGATTGGTTGCCAGATAAAGAAGCAGATATAGGTAGAATACCTGAAGAATGGAATTGGTTAGATGGACATTCAGATGTTAAGTTAGAAGCAAAGAATGTACACTTTACAACAGGTGGTCCTTGGTTTAAAGATTGGGGTCCAAAGAGAGACCAAGATACTAAGTATGGTATCGAATGGGTTAATGATGCTAGATGGCTACAAATGAATGGCTTATTAGATGAGTCTAAGGATTATGTTATATGACCAAAATAAATTTTGTTACTTCATTTAATGAAGATATTTTAAAGAATGTTGGACATCATTTTTTAAAATCAATTAGCGAACATTGGGAACCTTCTTTAAGTCTTACATGTTATACACATGATTGTTCTTTAGAAAGTTATTCTCTTCCTAAAAATAAATCTATTTCTTATAAACAATTAAATGATATAGAAGATTATAAAACTTTTAAAGAAGCTAACATAGGACATGATGGTACAGAGAATGGACAGGTAGCTTATAATTGGAGACTTGATGTTATTAGATGGGCACATAAAGTATATGCTTTAACAGAATATGCTTTTGAATTAGCAGAAAAATCTAAGGATGCAGGTTGGTTAATATGGATTGATGCTGATTCTTTTGCTAAGAAAAGATTAGTACCTGATGATATACTTGCTATGCTACCTGAAGCTTGTGATGTAGCTTATGCAGGTATCAGAACAACAGATGATAATGTACAATATCTTGATACATCTTTTATGGCTTTTAATTTAAATAAAAAACCTGCTCTTGATTTACTAGGTGATTTAAGAGGTGCTTATAATTCAGGAGAGTTAATTTCTTATAGAGAATGGCATGATGGTTTTATAATAGAAAGACTTTTAAATATATATAAAGCACATGGTATGAAGATTATATCTCTTAATGGTATATCTGATTATGTTATGCATTTTAAAGGTGTTCAAGATATAACTATGCTACCTGTTAGAGATAGTTCTGGTAGAAGATTATTTAATTTATCTGAAGATGATACAAGTCCAGACATTATGCCTACTAGATATAAACAAATTATAGAAATTGTAGATGAATATAAACCTAAATCTTTTGTTGAAGTAGGTACATGGAATGCAGGTCGTGCTATTGAAATGGCTATGACTGCTTTTAAACACCATGATGAAATATTTTATAAAGGTTTTGATTTATTTGAAGATGCTACTACTGAAACAGATATAGAAGAATTTAATGTTAAAGCTCATAATACTAAATCTGCAGTAGTAAAAAGATTAAAAGCATTTAAAGATAAAATGAAAAAAGAAAAGAAAGTATTTACTTTTGAAATAGTTAAAGGCAATTCTAGAAATACACTAAAGGAACACCAAAATGTAAATGCAGATTTTGCTTTAATAGGTGGTGGCAATAGTATTAAAACAGTAGCAAGTGATTACAAACATTTAAAGCATGTTCCTATTGTTATGATTGATCATTATTTTTTAGAAGATAAAGATGGTAATCAAACTCCTGAAGAATTTCAAGGTGCAAATAAAGTATTAGATCAAATTAAAAAAGAAAAGAATAAAAATACTAGACAATGGGTACTACCTTCAGCAGATAAAGTTCGTGGTGGTGGTCATACACATCTAGCTATTATTTTAAATGATAAAAAATTATCTAATATTCCTAAGTCCATGTTAAATGTACCTATTGTAGTTAATCCTAGAGATTGTGTATCAAAAGATTATATACGTAATAATATAAAAGAAAACATGACTTTAATAGATGAGAATAAATGGTTAGGAAAATATCTTTATCATTCAGGTAGAGCTATTATAGTTTCAGGAGGACCTTATACAAATTATGATGAATTAAAAGCTACTATTAAAAAATATAATGGTAACGCTAAAATTGTATGTGTTAAACATTCCTATTTAAATTTATTAAAACAAGGAATACAACCTTGGGCTTGTGTTGTTCTTGATCCTAGACCTATTACAGGTACAAGTACACATGGTGTAGTAAGAAAAGATTTATTTAAAGAAGTTGATTCTAAAACTAAATTTTTTGTAGCTTCCATGACTGATCCATCTGTAACTAAATATTTAAAAGAAAGAGATGCAAATGTCTGGGGATGGCACGCATTTACAGAATCATTAAGAGATCCTGAAGAACAAAAAAAAGGTATACAGAATAATGCAGTTAAAGTAAATGACGAATTAGGTATACCACAAGGAGCTACTCTTATAACAGGTGGTACGTGTGCTGCTATGCGAACTATAGGTATCATGCATACTATGGGTTTTAGAGCTTTTGATTTATTTGGTTTTGATTGTAATATGGAAGAACCTACAGATGAAATGAAGAAAGAAACTACTGGTGCTGAAGATGAAGAACCAAGACCAAAGTATTTTCAAGTAGGTGTTAAAGATAAAAGTTACTGGACAACAGGAGAACTATTAGCTATGGCTCAAGATTGTGAAAGAACTTTTGCTGATCAAAAAATGGAAATGGATTTTACTTTTCATGGAGAGAATACATTAGTATCTTCTTTATGGGAAATAGCTCAAGAAAATAAACAACATAAAACTTTTGAGGAAATGTTTAATGACTGATTATGTATTACCACGAAAACCAAAACCATCTCAAGAGTATGTAGAATTACTTGATGCTTATAAAGAAATGCATTCTGAGTCAGGTGCATTTAAAGGTATAAGTTTAGTACCTTTTATTCTTGTTATTAAAGATCTTATAAAAGAAAATAAATGTAAAACATTATTTGATTATGGTTGTGGTAAAGGTATACCTTATCATAAAGAATATTTTAAAGCTGCTGATCCTAAAAATAAATGGAAAGAATTTGATAAACCTATACAAGATGTATGGGGAATAGATGAATTTTTTCTTTACGATCCTGCTTATCCTGACCATGATAAATTACCTAATAAAAAGTATGATATAGTTTTATGTACTGATGTTCTTGAACATATACCTGAAGATGATTTAGACTGGGTAATAAGAGAAATACTACATCATTCAAATAATGTAGTATTTATAAATGTGTGTGCTATGAAAGCTTTAAAAACATTTCAAAAAGGAAAACATAAAGGAAGAAATGTTCACGTCTCTCTCTTTAGTCATAATGAATGGGTAGAAAGACTAGCAAATATATGGAAAGATTTTAAACATTTAAAAATTTATTTAGCTACAACAGGAGATCAAGGTGAAAAAAGTTTAAAAGGAGTTTGTATTAAACGCAATACAAATAACACTAAAAAACCAAAAGTATTATGAACATTTAAAGACAGAAAGGAGTAAAGAAAATGTTCCCCTATAACGAAGACGAATGGCTGTGGTTATCAGCTAGAAAAACTTTACAAGGAGAGTTAAACATATGGCAAAGAAAATTAAAGAAACCAAAGACAATAAAAAAATTGCATACATTATTGCAGCGATTCTTTTAGGTATCATTATTCTTGGTTCTATTATAAGTAAACCTACTAAAGAAGCAGAAGCTAATGAGGAAATAAGAAGTACACTTCCTGGTTGGTCTATAGGTTATAGATACTGGTATGATATGGATGAAGATGAGAAAAGTAAACTAAGATTATTTAGTAAATATAAACAAAGAAATGGCAACACATTTAAAATAGGTTGGGATAGACAGACTGGTAAAGATTTAAATCAGTTTGAAACTAACATAGATGATGATGGAGTTGTATTTTTTGAACAGGAGTTTAAATTCTAATGATAAAATATATAATAGCAATTGTAGTTATTGGAGTAGTTGCATATGGTGGATGGTATTACCATACTAATCCATCAGGAGATCAAGTTATAGAAGAGATAATTAAAGAAACTGGCACAGAATAATGCCAGAAGTATTTAAAGTAGCCATGCTACTTGTATGTTTTCATGGTGATTGCACACGATTTGAAAGTGCTCCTTACTCAAGAGATCTAAGTCAAGAGTTTTGTAGAAAGATGTTAGTCTATACTTTTCAAACTCAAGTTGGACCTTACTACGATAAGATTATAGACTTTGAGAAGGATTCACCTGAAGATATTAAGATAACATATGCAGGTTGTGATATTACACAACGAAGACCTGATACAGATAATGATTGGAGAATAACACCTAATGCAGATCCAGAACATATTATCCCAGATCAAAACGATCTTAGGTGGCAACAAGAAAAAGGACAAGAGCTCTAATGTCTTTGTTGTTACTTTTTATTATGCTGTTATAACAGGTATAGTTGCAGGTTTATTCCATTGGATAGTTAATTAATGTCACTAAACGAAAAGCAAGAACGATTTGCTCAAGCTTATATTTTACATAGGAATGCTAAAGAAGCAGCAAAAGCTGCAGGATATACAGCTAATTCAGGACAAGCTCTAGCTAATCAAGGGCATAGATTAATTCATAATGATGAAGTTAAAGAACGTATAGCAGAATTAGAAAATAATCTTGAAACAAATGTAGATGTAATATCTGAAATAGAAACACAATATACCTATGCAAAAAACAATGGGCATACAAATAGTGCTATTAAAGCATTAGAATTATTATCACGAGTAAGAGGAGCTAAGAGTGACAAAGAAATTGATATGTCACCTGAAGGTCTTGATGCTAATATAGTTGAAACATTAAAGATATTAGGTAAGAAAAAAGTTATGGAGCTTATTAAGAAATGTGGTTTTTAATTATTGACCAGCTAAAGGATTATCTAAAGCTCGTTGTAGCATCTCCCTTAACTTTGTTTCTAGCTCTGATAGTTTATTATCTATTAGTTCTATTCTTCGTTGAGCATCAGACTCGATTGCTGTCCTTTTAGAATCAAATCTATCACTTGCATGATCAATCATAGTTCTTAAATCTGTTTCAGTTTGTCTAAGAGAAGTTCTTACTTCCTGATCCATGTTACGAGAACGTCTATCAGATGCTGCAACTTGATCTTGCACTTCATTAATATCTTTTCTTAAATCTATTCTTATAGTACGTGCATCATCTTGTGCTGAACCTACTAATTCTTTTACAGTACGTAATTCTGTACTTACATTATCTTCTAAAGAAATAATTCTTTCCTCTAATACATCTAGTTTTAAAGTAAAACCAGACAAATCAGGAGCCACATACTCATTTATCTTTTCCTCCATTGCTACCCACCTAGCATAACCTTCAAAGCCAGCCCATATAGCACCAGCTAAAGTTCCTAGTAATGGGAAAATTAAAAATAATCTACCACCTTTTACTTTAATACCTTGATATTCTACTTCACTCATATTGCTGCTGAATCATCCTTTCCATTTGTAAGTTAGATCTAACAGAGATATAATCTCCTAGAGGATCAGACATTATTACATCATTATAAATTTCTTCTGCTTCGTACCATTGCATCTGTTGTATTATATCTTGTTGCTGATACTGTTGTATATCAGGACCAAGAGCTGTCACTAATGCTATGGTTGTTAGTTGTGCTACAGGATCATATTGTGATTGTATTGTAGCAAGTATCTCGTTTGCTTTTTCTTGTTTCTTTTCTTGTTCTTTTGTAGTTTCTAATTTCTTTGGTTCTGTTTTCTGATCCACTTCTTCTGCATCCATATCCTTACTCGCAACTTCCTTCTCTTGTGGTTCAGTCTCTTCTTTAGCTTCTTCTTTAATTTCTTCCATGTTATTGTCTTCAGAAACATCAGCGACCTCCTTTGTAGGTTCTTCGTTAGTTTCTTCTACAACTTCAACAGGTTCTTCTTTAATCTCCTCAATAACTTCAACAGTTTCTGTAACAGTTTCTGTTTCTACTTCTACTGGTTCTTCTACTGGTTGTTCAATAGCAACCTCTTTAACTTCTTCTACTGTAGGCATAGATACTTCAACATCCATTCCTATATCTTGTATTTCCTCTACCATTTCCTGAACTTCTGTTATAACTTCTTCATATGATATAGTACCTTCATTATATTCTTCCATCATAGTACCCATTTCTATAGGTATATCTACTATCATCTCTTCCATAGGTTGTTCCATAGTAGGCATATCAAATGTCATAACCATATCAAACTCTTCCATCATCTCATCCATTTGATATTGTTCTTCTGGTGTAGCAACGTCATATTGCTCTATTAATTCTACTGTTATTTGATCTTCCATTAATGCTGGTTGAACAATTTCTATCCATGTTTCTACTGATGTTGTTATATGATTGTAATTAACTGTATATTCTACATTATCAAAAAAATAATTCTTTGCTCCACCTATTCTTATAAATACTTTATCTAAATCTCCTGCAAAATCATATGTTCCTGTATATGTTGTAGGTGTTTGATTATTTTGTAATGTAATTTGTCCTGTATCCCATTGCAGAATATTATTATTATATCCTTTTGTTTGAAAATATCCTGTGGTGTTTGCTTGTGAATGATGCATTTGTAATTCCCAATCTAAAGCACCACCATCTGATATATGAAATTCACTTATGTCTACGTATTGATCAAATGTTGTATGTGAACTAGACGTTCCTTTACCACATGTACCTGTACCAAAGTATGCATTACAATTAGGCATACTTGCTGGACCAAGCCCACCCCAATCTTGATCCATGTCACCCTCGTACCTTGTGGCTACGACACCTGTATCTTTATGTAGTAAATCACCTGTTGTTTTGTGTTCAACAGTTGTAGTAGTTTCTGTTATTGTATCTATATGTCCTTCACCTAGATGTTCAGTCTCTATCTCTTGAGTAGATGTGTCACCTTCTGGCAACATTTGTGCATTAGATGAATAACAACATAAGAAGAACAGAGAAGATACCAAGAGCACCTTCATCATTAATAATTTCTTCATCTTTAATAGCATTCTCTTTTAACCACTTCTCATAATCAGGTCTTTTTTCAGGGTTGTTTAACCATTCTTGTGCAGCTTCAATTCCTATCTTACCCATATATGGACAAGGTGTTCCTGCCATTTCCATAGCAGAAAATACTCTTTCGTCTTGACATAGCATGGATACTGCTGCAACCTTCATACCCATTCTATATAAAGCACGACTTAATTTTAATCTTTCACAATTTAAATCTCTTATAGATGTACCACCTGCTATACCTAGTATTTGTGATTGAATAGCAGCAGATGCAGCAAAGCTACAGACATCTTGATTACTGTTCATAATAGAGGGAGCACTTGCAGTTGATGGAGTTCTATCAACGCTAGTTGTTCCACTAACAGTAGAGGTAGTAGATGTTACTGTATTCGTTTGTGCATAACTTTGTAATGTAAATAAAAATGCAAATATAAATAAAAAATATTTAACCATAAGCAAAACTTTCTCCACATCCACATTGTGAGGTAGCATTAGGATTATTAATTTGTAAATAACTTCCTGCTACATCTTTAGTAAAATCTATAATTGTACCTAATACATACATAATAGCAGTAGGATGTATGTATAATAAACCTTTATCTAATTTAATAATCTCATCTGAATTAACATCTTCAACTTTTGAATTAACAAATTCCCATTTATAATTAAATCCTGCACAACCACCACCTTCAATAGATAACTGTACACCTAATGCTTTGTGTTCGTCTATGGTATTTGATAAGTATTCATTAGCTTCTTTAGTAATAGATACTGGTGACATTATTGTTTCTCCATCCACCTATCTAGTTTTTCTTCTAGTCTATCAAATCTATCTAGTATTTTATTAACTTCACTATATACTTCTTTTTTTGTAGCATAGTTTGTAGCCATAAATTCTCTAGTCTTTGCATCAGACAATGCATGTTCTTTTAAATCTTCACGTAGTTTATTTATATCACTATTAGTACCACGTATCCACCATAGGAACGCACCTACTGCTAAAGTTAATATAGCATTCCATAACATTATATCTTGCATTTTATTTTTCCTCTTGTGTAATTTCTAATAAAGGTGTTCCATTTGCTTGTACTAATAAATTTTCAAAATATTGTAATATATCTGTAGGAATATTTTGATTTTTTTGTAAGTCATCCATTATAGAGGTTAAGGAAGGTGCATTATAAAATCCTGCAATAGTACCATCATCATTTTGTAATAGAGCTTGTCCATGAATAGGACCTATAGAAGAACTGTCACTATATATTTTTGTTCCTCCATCAGTTAATAAATCTAATATCATGCTATCGTCTCTTCCTCCTTCTCCTCCAACAAATCGTTCTACTTGTATAATTTTATCTTTAATTTTTTCATCTTTATAATATTTTAATTTTTTAAAATCTAAAAATAATTTAGCTAAATCTTTTTGTTTATTAATACTATATTCTAGTCGTTGATTAAATTCTTTTTTTATTTTTTCTACGTCATTTGGATTAGTCCAATCAATATTATAAGAATTTTTTAAAAAATTTTTTAAATAATTATTTGCATCTCGCACATCTGCAGATTTGCTATTAGTTGCTGATATAAAAGATTTACTTAAATCTAATGTTTCATGTTTAACACCAGATAAAGATTTAATTCTATCTGAATATTTATTACCCCATCCTTTATCAGTTACACCATATCCTTTTCTAAAAGCATCATTTATTTCTTCAGATCTTTTTGAATCTCTTATATTTTGTACAGTTTTTATAGTTCCAGCACCAGGAATTATAACTTTTGCTAAATGAAGTATAGCTGTTAATGCCTTTTCTCCTAGTGGATCTGCTTTACCATATATAGGTCTACCTGTATCTGTTGTTCCCCTTACTACATCTAATAACTGTCCAGCTAAAAGACTTTCATCTGTAAATACTGATAAAGATTCTTCAAGTGCATTCATAACATCATTAAAATTATTAAGATTACCATTTTCAAAATCTTCTTTACCTTTCTCTGACATTAGATAAGGATAAAGTTGTTGTACTATTTGTATAATAGGTGCATGAGGAAGAGTATATGTTAAGTTTTTATAACTTGTTTGAATACTATTTGTTTTAGGATTCCAATGGATAAAATTATCATAGTCTCTTATCTCATGTTTTTGCCAAGGTTGTGAAACAGCATCAATAGCTTCTCTATCATTTGCACTTATTTTATAACGATCATAATTATATTGTATATACTGTTGTGCACCAACTGCTGATGCTGTTGTACCTGCTATTCGTGCAGCACCTGCTCTTACTAATGCTAAATTTCCTGTTGCTGTACCTACTCTTATATCATTTAAAGCAATTCGTAATGCCTTTTGTGTAGTACGAAATACTTCATGTGTAAATGCAGGAAAAGTTCCAAAAGGTGTTCGTCTTAATTGTTTTACAGGTCTAATTAATTTATGATATGTAGGCATAGTATCTGTAACAATTTTAATAGCATACTGATCTAATTCTTGTGCAGTCTTATTAGGAAATGCTGCTTTATATCTTGCACGTTCTTTATAAAAAGATAATATTTTAAAGACATCATCTTCAATAGAATATGCACTATTAGCTACATCTATAGTACGAGTTTTTATTTTTTCAAACCAACCATTAGGATTTTTAACAGCTTCATCTAAAGTTCTAATAAGTTGTTGTGCTCTTACACCACTATTTATAAGACCAGTTTCTGCAAAAAATCTTAATCTATCTAAACTTTGTGGAGTTGCTTTAGTTAAATCTTTTATAGTTGGTACAAAATTTTTAAATAAACTAGGACCTAAATTACCATTCATAGCTAGAAAAAATATATTACCTTCCATATTTCGTAAGTGTGTATTTGCAGATAAAGATGTTGCATTAGAATTTGTTAAACCACTTGCTGTATACCACCAAGCATAAGTAGGATTAGCTTTTCCTAATTCAATTCCTTGTTGTAAATATTTTTTATATTCAGGTGTAGTAAAAATATTAACTAAAGGATTAGAATTTTTTCCTGCATTTATAAGATAACCAGAAGCTAAGTTTGATAAATCTTCAGTAAGATTTCCTGTTGATGTTGTTTTACCTACACTAAATAAATTTGATCCATATTGAGATTCAGCTATTCCTTTTATTGTATTCATAAATTTATGTTCAGAAATAATTGCACTCATATTTCGCATAGTATTATTCCACCTAACTATAGGATTTTTTTCTTCACCTAATATTAATCTAAAAGGTTTATCTATATCTTTTCTTTTTGTTAAAAGTTTTCCAAATTTATTTTGAGATATAGCATCAGATTGCCCAAGTTTTAACATATCTATAGCTGAAGCACGATCTTTTACATATTGATTAACATAAGTTAATAATAATCCTTCTATTTCATCAGCAGATGTATTTTTTGGTAACATTTCTTTTAACATTTTTTTTGCTTGAAGTACAGCTTGATATGCTTCTGTATCAGTAGCTCCTTTATTTACTATAGCATTTTTAACTTGACGTAACCATTCAGGTCTTGTGAATAAAGGATAATCATCTGCTATATATAATCCTAAATTTTTTTCTAAAGTTAAAGTATTACCTCTGGATAAACCAAAATTATCTAACATATATTTTGATTGTGTATCTACCATAACACGCATTTTTATTAATTCTTTTTTAACATTTTCTGGTAATTGATCTAATGCTGCTGCTTGATTAGATTTAGCAGTTGATAAAATTTCAGTATAATATGCTTCTAAAAGTTCTTTATCATTTTTTGTAAGTTTTGTAGCAGGTTTTTTTAAAATAGTTTTTATTTCTGAAGGAGCATTAAATCCTATAACAGGTCTTTTACCTAGAGCTGTATTAATAAGAGCTATTGTAGTATCATCTAATTTATCAAAGGGTTTACCATATGCAGTTTCTATAGCTCTAAAAAAATTTTTATCCTGATTCTTTAAAGCGATTGCAAGAGACTTAGGTGCATTATCCCATGTTACAAAAGCTCTATAAGTTTTAGGATCAAATGCTTGTTCTGCATTAAAATATCTTTTAAAGAATCCCCCACTTTTAGCTTTATTTGGATCACTAATTAATGTTACAGGTTCTGATAAATTTATTTTCCAATTAAATTTTCCATCAGGTTTTTTATTAACTTCTATTTCTTTTACATTAGTGTTATTTTTTGCAAGATTTTCTGGTTCTACAATACCTTCTTTTATAGCTTTACTTTTATTTATAATATTTCTTAAACTTTGTGATGCTTTAATAGCTTTTTCTATAATAGGTTTTAATACAGGACTTGCTGTAGCTGTTGCAACATTAAATGTTGTACCCATTCCAGCAGCATCTATAATATTTTTTACAAGTCGTTGATAAGAAACATCATCATCTCGAATAGCAAGATCTTCTACATAAGGAGCAAGTTTAGGAAATTCTTCTAAATAATTACCAAGAAAAGTTTCATCTTTACTTCCTACAATAAGATTTGATCCTATAAAAGCTGTTGTACCTCCACTTAATTTATTTATCCATTTAGGAGCTCCTTTTATTGCAGGTAATGCTTTTTGAATTTTATTAAAACTTACAAGAAAAGCAGCTAAATGTCCTAATGATTCGTCTCCTTTAGCAGGTGAAGGAGGATCTGTTAATTGAATCCATGCATTAGATTCTAAAATAGGTTTAGTAAATTTATTATTATGTAAATATCTATTTGTAATATTATATTGATCTCGTATAGCATCTGATAAGTTAGGAGGATCTTTATGAGGTTTTGAAACGTCTGGATGTGGTAGTTTCATTGGACCTCCTGGAGTTATATAAGATAATAGTTTATTTTTATTTGCATATAAATCAAGAGGTAAATCTATAACATGTCCACCTAAATCTATTGCTCCTTCTACTGCAGATTTAACTGTCTGTTTTAAAACTGAAGGTATATAAGTACCAGGAGAATATTTATCTAACCATGTTGCTTCATTAGTATCTGAATCATCTAATAACGTAGAAGAAAATTGAGATGCATTACGTGCATTTGCAGTTAAACCTTTATTTTTAGCTTCTTCATATAGTTTTAAAGCATTTGTATTTTCTGATATTCTACTTTTAAATTCATCAATATTATAATTATATTTATTTGCAATAGATATAATTATTGAATTTTGTTCTTCAGGAGTAACAGGTTTCCCAGAATTTTTTGTATACAGTTGCATTAGATTACTTAAATCATTATAAACCTGTCCCCAACTATTAGATTTTATATCAGGAACTCTTGTAAAAGTTTGTAAATCTGCCATAATATTAAACTTTAGTAGGTGTTAATAATTCTTTAAAGTCGTCATTATTTAAAATTGGATCTATCATACCTCCATGTTTTTTTGCATTAATTGCTTGCAATCCAGTTTCTCGTGCTATATGTTGCATTAATAATAATTGGTTATTTTCTAAGTTAGCTGTATTAGTTTTATATGCATCCATATTTGGTCCACCTAATCCTAAATCTGCCATAGTAATTGTTAAAGATTTAGTATTTCCACTTTTATCTTGATACGAAATAGTAGCTGTATTCTTATCTATTAATTGTGCAAAAGCAGCAGTATATAGAGTTGATAAAGTATTAGCTTCTCCAGTAAGTTTTCCTTTAGGTTGCCATGCTCCAGTATTTTTATTTTGTTCCATATCATCACCAACAATAGATGCAGCTTGACTTATTATATCTTTTTGACTCCATGCACTTCCAAATTTATTTATTTTACCTTCAGCAGCTTTTAATGCAGCTTGAGCTGATATATCTTGAATATCTAATCCTGCTATTGCACCTATTTGTGCTGTTAATGCTTGAACTAAATCAAGATTACCTGCTGCTTCTGCTTGTTTTAATTGTAATTTTAAATTATCAAGTTCTTTTTGTTCAGTTATATTCCTTGCTTTAATTTCTGTTCCTTTTGTTCCTACATCTGTACCTATTTTACCTAAAAGGTTAGCAATTTTCATACCAGCAGTTGTTCCTTCTGGACCTGTAACTTCTGGTGACATACCATGGTCAGACATAGCTTTAAATAATGCTTGTTCTCTATCAAATTGATCTCTAATAGCTGCTGTATTTCGCCATTCTTCTGCTGCAGATACTTGATTAGCTATTGTATCTAAAACATTTTTTCTACCTGTACGCATTTGATCTAATTCTGTAGATAATAATCTTGTTCCTCCTGCCATTTGATCTTGCCAAGGTAAAGCTGTATCAATATTAAAATAAGGTTGTGGTTTACTTTTTTCATATTCTTCTAAATATTTTCCTGCTTCTGTAGTTAAGGGATCGAATATTATACCACTATTAGCTCTTTTAACTAATGAAGAAATACCACCACCAGTTTTACCAGCTCCTTGATACATAGGATATGGTTGACCACCTATAGTTTTACCAGTAAATTGTCCATAAAGTTGCCCAAGTCCTCCAAGTCCAGTAATAAGTTGTTGACCTACACTAGGACCAAAAGTTGCTGGTTTACTTGGTTCAAATACTGTTTGTCCTAAAGGAGCACCTGTAACTAACGATTGATACTTACCTATTTGTTGATAAGGATATTCTCTTTCAGTTAAATATTGTTGAAATAAATTATCAATAGCAGTTTGAGATTGTTGTTGTCGAGCTTCCCCTACTAAACCAAGTCCTGATAATTCTGCAGCAGCTTGTTTATAACCTTGTGTGCCTATATTTGCTAATTGTGTTGCTGCTTGACCTGTTCTAGTACGTTCTTCAGTTAATCTATTTACAGCATCTTGATATGCTTGTGCACTTCCTTTAGCTTGAATATCAGCTAAAAGTCTTTGTTGTGTATCTGCAGCCATACCTTCAAGAATAGCTTGTCTACTTCCACCAAATGCTTGTGCTTGTACAGCTTGTTCTGCTAATTTTGGAATAACTTCTGATTCAAATTGTTTAGTAGCTTCTCTTTTTTCTATATCAGTTACTGCTTGTTGATAAGGTGACATATAAGATTCAATTTGTTCAGCAGTTATAGGAGCAGCACCAGTTCTTGTCATAGTTTGAGCTTCATCAAATACAGGAGCAGTAGATCCTACAAGACCTGCAATACCTGTAAATGCTTGCTCTTGTTCAGGTGTAAACTCTGCAAGTGTAGCTCCAGTATAAGGTTGATAACCTTCATCCATTCGTTGATTATATAATGCTTGAGCTTTACTTAATATATCTTTATAATAAGGAGCTAGTTCTTTAGGTATTTCTGAAACATTTATAGCTTGAGCAGGAACTGGAGGTGTTAATTGTTTTTCACCAAATAAAGAAGAAAATACTGCCATTTTTTATACCCTTTCCATCATAGGTCTTAGTGCTTCAAGACCATTTATTTCATTAGGTTGTTTTATTGTACCATAAGCTTTCTTACGTACACTTTCAACAACACCATCCATTACTTTTGCACCTGCATCTGGATTACCATTACCAAGTGCAGACATAGTATAAGAATCTACAACATATTCAGTAGGAGATACTGCTAATGTTCCTACTTGTTTACCTTTATCTTTTATAGGCATATAAACATTATCTTCCATACCATGTCCTTCACCAGGAACCATACCACTAAATTCTCCACCATGTGCTTTTTCTATAGTTCCTCCTGTTTTTAAATTACTTGAACCAAAACTAACATATTTTCTTGTATCTATATTTTTAAAATAATGTTTACCAGTACCTTGATCTGTATACATATACATATAATCTGCTGGATTTAATCCATTTGATGATAGTAAACTCCAAGGAGGATCTGGTAAAACTATCATATTTCTATTTGCAACTTCTGTTGAAATATCAGGAGTATCAGGAAGATCTTTAACTATATCAGAAAGATCATTAAAAGTTGAATCTTTTTCAGGCATTCCTCCAGTTGCTAAACTAATTAATCCTCCTTTTTTTGTATATGTTGTAGGATTAAATGTATATCGAGGTGTTAAACGAGGTCGTGCTCGTCTACCATAAGCTATATCTAATATTTCATCTTCAGTTAAATTATATTCAACACCACTAGGATCAACTACAACATATGTTTGATTAAATCCTGACTCTTCATCTGTTAATGGTCTTGTTAATTCATAATTTCTACGTCTTAATTCTTCTTCAGCTTCTCGTAATTCTTTTTCACGTTCACGATCTCCTCTATAATCAGGAGTCATTGCATCCATAGCAGCTAATTCAAGTAGTCCTGTACCTGTACCATAATCTTCTATAATACCTCCAGTTACTGATTGAGGATCTGCTATATAATCCATTCCTTGACCTACTGTTTGACCTATTGGACTTGCTTTTAGATCTGCCCATTGTCTTTCTAATAAGTTAGGAGGTTGATAATTTGGATCTATAGTTGGAAGTTCTGTTATTGTAGGATCAGGTGTATAACTTACAGGATTTCCTAATTTATCATAAGTAACTGTAGAATGAGCAGGTATTCCTGCTGTTTGTGCGATTGATTTAGGATATAAATTATGTTGTCCATAACCAGCACTATCACTAAAAGTTGTTTGTGTTTCTATTGGTATACTTTTAGAAGTTGTAGTTGTAAGTGCAGGTTCTTGAGTTGGTGCTTGCCATAAAGATCCAGTATCTCTATAATTACGTAAACCTCTAAGACCACCTGCAGTTACACCAGACATTGCTGCAGCTTTTAAAGCATCTTTAGGTTTTGCACCAGCAACTAATGCTCCAAAACCACTACCAAGTCCTGTTGATATACCCATTGCCCAAGGACTCATAGAAGCAACTTGTTGAGATAAAGTTAAACCTTTAGCTAATGAACCAGGAAGAAACCAAGTAGGAGCAAATTTAGCAGCTAAATAAGGTGCTACAATAGTTGCTGCAAGAGGAGCTAATGTTCTAAAAGCTTTAGACTTAGCTACTTTTTTAATTGATTTAGCTGCTTGTTTAAATGGTTTAAAGAAACTTTTAATACCCCAAGCTTCAGGTAATCCTGTAATAGGATTATATGTAATTGTTCCAAGAGATGCTAGTCCTGCAACTTCTTCAGGATTCATATGAACAAGCATATTATCCCCATATCTACCAAGATCTGCTAATCCTTGAGCTGTATTAACTATTTGTCCACCACCTGCTCTTAAAATCCCACCAAGATCTCCTTGTTCTGCAATTTTTCTTCTTTCAAATTGCTCATGTTGTGCTTTATTTCCTGAAAGATCTTCTAAATCTCTTAAATAATTATTATGTCTATATGCTTCTTCAGGAGTAAAATATCCTGCATCTATTTGTTCTTTAGTAATTCTATCTAATCCACCTGTTATATTATGATCAAGCATATCTATTTGATCACTAGATCGTAATGCTGGTATTTTAGTTTGATTTCCTTCTGCATCTACACTTACATCAACAAAATATATCTTACCATTATACATAAAAGTTTCACCAACCTCTGTATTAGCTATACCATCTTCTAAAGTATTAAAACTCATTTGACCACCATTTTCTTTTCGTACAATAGGTTCTTGCGTAACTTGTGGCAATCCCATAAGTCCTTGATTGTTTATTCCTTGTAAATATTGCATAGCTCTTAACCTTTCTAATCCTTCTTCGCTTTGTATAGCATCTTGAAAATCTTCTAATTGTTCTAATTTATTTTGTGGTGTCATTATATTGCCTTTAAACCTGGTTTTATAGGATTACCATATTGATCTGCAGGAACTCTTATAGGTTTAATTCCTCCTGGTGGTATTAACATTCCTCCTTGAAAAGGAGGTGTATATTCTACATAACCATATGGAGCATCTGGATCAACTGGTGTAGGATTTTGTTGTTCATTTACTATTTTCATTAAGCTAGGTAATCCTTGTTGTTGATTTTGAAATCCTGTGCTACCAGATAACCCTGGATATAAAACTCTATTTAATCCTTCTTGATAATTATAATAACCAGGTGTTGTAACTGAAACTGCTACATTTTGAGCTACTTCAGGAGGAACTTCTATATTAGTAGTAGGTTGAAAAGCATTTATTCTATCTTCTGGTCTTGTATGTAATTGTGAATCAGGACCTTTAAAATATGTTTGAAAAAAATTTGCATCTGTAGGACTTAATATTATAGGCATTCCTGAATAACTACCTTTTCTAGTTTCTACTCTTTCATCATAAGGAGTATCAAAGTAACCTTCATATGTTACATTTAATGGTCTATATCCTTCTGGTAAAGTTTGTTCAAATTGATTTTTTTGTTCTTCTCTGGTTAAAGGTTGTTCTTGATTTTGTATTGCTTCTTGTACTCCACCATAATCATCTTGAGGATTATTTGTTCCATAAACATCTTTATAAATTTCTGCAGGAGTAGTACCAGAAGGATAATTAAGACCTGTAATATTAGCTTTTATATCTTCTAAAGCTGCAGGAAAATAAGACATCCCTCTTTGTCCTAGATCAGAAAGTTCTTCAGCTACTCCTCCTCCAAATGAAAGAACATTACCTATATATTTTCCTCCTGGAATATCTGGAGTAAGTCTATTAGCTAACTCTCTACTTGCTGCAGCATGTCTAGCAAGATTTGCTTCATCTCCTTTTGTTGAATCATAAAAATCACTAGCTAATTTATTAACTTTATCAACACCAGTTATTTGTTCCAAATTTAAAATATCACTTATATTTTTATTTTTTAAATTTTCTATAGCTTTAGGAAGTGCCATTAAACCAGATGAACCTCTTTGGGGAATAAATCTAGGTTTAGGTGTTCTTACTCTTTGTGCTACTTCTCCTTTAGTACGTCTATTCCAATCTTCAATAGCTTTCCTACTAGCTTCACGTATCTGAGCACGCAAGCCTTCTTCAGCTAATCCTCCTTCTTGTCTATATACTTTTTTGTACATTATTCTTTACATTCATATAGTTTGATTGGGGTTTTGTATTATCAGCAATAAAGTTACTATTACTATTATACACTATTTTTGAAGAGTCTGCTATAGGTTTAACAATTTCTTGTGAATTATACATATTAGGAGGTATAACTTCTCCTGAGTTTATATTACCTATATAAGTACTCTCATTAATAAATTTAAAATATTCACTTTTATTCAATTTAAATTTTCCCAAGCTTGTGTTGCTGTTGTACTAACATATCCTTTAAACTTACCTGTAGATGCAGAATATGCTATGTCTCCTTTATTAGGATTACCTACTAATGTTATAGTAGTAACTGTATAAATATTTGTAGCAGGTCTTGTTTCCATTTGTATATCTCTTGTATCTAATTCGTTTACTAATGCTGCACCCCATTGCTCTACTTTATTATAAACTTTTTTTGATTCTGGATTATCTTTTAATTCATAATCAAACATAGGTGGTAAATCTGGATAACGTGCCATTATCTTCTACCATCAGGTTGTATTGCAAGTCTAATAGATCCCCATCTCCAACTTGTTCCTGCAGCATTACACGATACTCTTACTCTCCCCTGTCTTCCTCGTGCTCTTAAATCTATTTTTGTTGTATCTTCTGTTACTGTATGTGGTGGATTTGGTTTTTCTCTAGATGTTCCACTTTCAGGAAAGTCTTTTGTCTTAATAGAAAAACTTAATGATCCATCACTAATTGTAAAATCAGGTATAACTCTACTTAAAAACATTATATCATTACCATCTTGTATATCAAAATCTGCTGATTCAATAAAGGATGATATAGCTACACCATCTGCTGTATAAACTCCATTAGGTTCATTATTATATAAATAATTTTTATCTCCACTTATACCTGTTGTAATTGTATTTCCAAATACAGTTTTATCTGCAAAGGTTGTAAAAATACCTGAACCATATGTCCAATAGTTTTCATCAGGAGACCATATAACATAACTATCACATTCAGTAGAATTAGTAGAAGGATATAACCAAATAATTTCTTTAAATTGTGAGTTTATTCCACAAAATATTTTATCTTTTTGATCTACATTTAATCTATCAAATATATATCTTCTAACTGTACAAGGTAAACTTCGTACTTGTCCATCAAACATATAGAAATTATCATATCCCATCCATACTGCTCGACCATCATAATCTACTGCTGCATGTTGTGCTATTAATCCACAATTAGTTCCTAGTTGTTGTAGTCTAAATATAAAAGGTGGACCTACAAAAGTCATAGACCATAAAGAATTATCAGTCCATATATTAATAGCATTACGAGATCTTACTCCACCTACAATTTTTGTACCATCAGCAACAACAACTTCACCAGAGGTAGAACTTACAGAAGGAACCCAATTTGTATAATCTTCTTGATCACTCCATCTAATAGTCATAGGATCATAAGTTCCTGTAGGTGATGCAGTTGTATTAAATGAATTACTTCCTAAAGCAATTAAATGTCTATCATTAGGAGATACAATAACACTATCAACAGTTGTAGGTGTTGAATTAGTAGCACCTGAAACTAATGTAGCTCTTAATGGTGTTGTTGAAGCATCTGCATCCCAATAATAAATAGATCCTTTTCTTCTATTTGCTACAACATCTTCACCCCAATTATCTAAACTCCATTGTGTTATCTCACTTGAGAAATCACTAGCACCTGCAGAAGTTGGTTGATTCCATGCTCTTGTTTCTGATGCACATACAGTTGCTTGATAAGATGCAGCACCATATCCTAAACCTGTAACAGCATTTGATACACCAGTTGATAATAAATAATGTATTGTTCCACCACCTGAAGATGATTGAGCAACACTTGCTGTTGCTGTTACATCTATTGCTAATGTATTCGCATTAATAACACTTACTGCATAGGTATTAGTACCTAATAATATATTTCCACCTATAGTTGTAGGACTTAAACTTGTAAAAAATATCCAGTCACCAGTTTGTCTACCATGAGCAGTAGCAGAAATTGTTACAACATTTGCACTTAACGCTACAGAAAAAGCATTTGCTAAAGTTGTAGATGCTGATACAGGTGTAACATCAAATATTTCATCACCATTATGCTGATACAATTTTTGAGCTGTACCAAACATAGCTCTTTTAAATTGATCATTATCTGACCATGTTATTAAATCTCTTCCAGCTCCATTAAATGATGCAGATACTTTTGTTTCATAACCACCAATATTTTCTGGCTTACCTGCACGAAATCTAACTTTATCTACATCATACCAAGAATTTTCTTCAGCATACTGAGTTGATTCTCGTTTGACACCAGCTTCAAAATCAAGTTTTACGAGTTTAGAACTTGTTGACATATATTTTACCTATCAAAGTTTTTTAATAAAGCTGCATCTATTGTTGTTGCACTCCTTGCTATATAACAAAGTATATCAACATCACTTGCTCCTGTACTTAATGTAGGAACTGTTGCAGATACAAATTGCCATGCTGTATTATATCCTAAAGTTCTACTTCCTGTACCATCTTGAATAACATGTATAGTTCCACTCTGTCCTGCTGTACAATTTGCAGGAGCTTTTAATGTTCTATTACCTCCAAGAGTAACAACAAAGTTATTTCCTAATGCAAAGTTTACACTTACACATGCTGCATCAGTTACTGTTACCATAGCACTATAAGCTCTAGCTGATGTTCCTATTTTTAAAGAACCTGCTTCATATGTTATATTACCTCTTATAGTTGTATCTGTTGTTACAGAAGTTCTAACATATCGTAAATCTGCTGCTGAAACTTCTGGTACATTAGAAGCACATACTCCTATATCTGCTGAAGCTGCTGTACCTAATCCTAATCCTTTAGCATTAGTAGGATATACAGAAGTACCATCACAAACAACTAAACCTACTGCACCAAAAGGAATATTATATCCATCTCCAGAAGCTGTTTTAATTTTAACTATATCAGATGCAGTTGTATTTGCTGATACAACATTATTAATTACATATGATTTAGAATTAGCAGGTATAATAAGTGATATAGTATTATTAGTACCACCTACAGAACCTTTAACTTCTAAAAAAGCTGCACGAGGTACATCACTAGCACCATTAACTGCTGATAAAGTTACAGTTGCATTTGCTCCTATTTCAACTGTTGTATAACCTGCTATGGCATCATCAACTAAACTGATAACACCATCATTTAAAACTGTACCCCAAGAATTAGGATTATCTCCATCTCCTTGTTTTGTCAGTCTTATTCTACTTGTGTATGTTGATGCCATTATGTACTCCTATTGTATTGTTTCTACTTTACTATCTATATCATAGTTGGCTCCACTATGATCTGCTCCTATTAAAGCACAGGAAAATCTTTCTCCATTTGTTATTACGATTGTCCATGCTCCATTATTATTATTAACGAATAATTCTATAAGTTCATTATCACTATTTACTGCCCACCATTTACGTGCTTCACCATGTTCTTTTTTTAAATTGCCTGTAAGTTCATCATGTGTTGCACATAATAAAGTTTTCATATAAGTTCTTGTTTGTACATCTATATCTTGAGCTTTTACATTTACTATAAAACTTAATAATCCTGCTATTATTCCTACGATAATATATTTCATATTATGTTCCTAATTCTGTCCAACGATTAACTCTAGCTACTACATCTACTGTTCCATCTGCTTTATAAGTATCAGTATGTAATGCTATAAATGCATTCATATCTGCTGCATTAGTTATTGCTGTTTCTATATCAGTTGCATCAGAACGTATTGCATTTCTCCATGTTTGTATATTAGATGGTATTGCTGTTCCTGCATCTGCTTTACGTATTATATACCAATCTGTTTGTGATAAAAATCCTTCTTGCTGTTTTTTAACTTTTTGTATAGCATTATGTTTTAATCCATAATTAATAACTTGATTACCATCTTTATCTTTTAATTTATTTCCATCTTCATCTGTTGCATCTTCATTTTCTAATTTTCTATCAGCAGCTTTAACTCCAATAGTTCTTATTACACTATTACCATCTCCTGCTATTGCATCTGAATGATTTTTTTCTATATAATAATTAGTATCAAGATGTGATCCTGAAATAACTACAGGTACAATACCTAAATCTTTACGTTGTGCATCTGTCCATATTGTAAATATTTGAGAAGAATAACGTACATTATTTAATACTATAGATTGTTTTCTATCATAGTATTCTACTATTTTATTACTTTCTATTCGTGCCCACATATTTTATTCCTATCTTGCTGTTGCGTATTTAAATGGATTTTTTGCCATAGCAAAGTAGATATAATTTCCACTACCAGCATTTCCAGTTGCATTTGATGTTCTTAATTTGAACCCATTGGAAAGTATATCTATTGCTCTTGATGCTTGATTTTCTTCAGCAGCAGTTAAATCTGGATATAAAACTGCATTACCTGATGAATCTAAATTATAACCTACTCTTTTATTATCATATATTAACCAGTTATCTACTACTAATTCTTTAACTATAATCATTGCAGGTCTAAATCCAGTATAGACAAATGTACCATCATTATCACCATTTCCAACATATGTACCTGATTTAATATAACCTTCACAATTTGCAAAACAATAAACAATTATACTTTCACCTGAACCATTATTATTATTACCATCTACTGTAAATACAGTTGAAGTAGGCATAACTCCTCCCCAACCTTTATATGATTGATTTGTATAAAGTGCAGCATTTGAATTTAAAACTAATGAATTACTAGCAGCATTAGAACCACCTATAGTTGCACCTCCATAATCACTAAAAAATACAGACCATTCATCAGCTTTATCATAATTTTTTAATATCATACAAGTTGGAGCAGAACTTAATCCATGTCCTATAGTTTCTGCATTACTCCATGAATCATTTTGTCCTTCAAATTTTACAATAGAAAAATGTCCAGATGGATCAACTTGTACTGTAGAATTTGTTGAACCATTACTATTTGTAGATGTTGTTCCACCATTTGCTCTCCATGACCAACCAACATAAGTTCCTGTACCATTCATACCATCTGTATAATTAGTAGGATAAGTTGTATCTGTAGCAAATGTACTACCCATATCTCCATTACTAGATTTATCTGTACTAGCAGTTGTTTCATTTGGTGCTAACATATAATTAGGACCTCTTGTTGAATCTCTTAATACATGCCTTTGTGATGTACTTCTACTTTTTGTCCATACAACATCAGGTTTAAAACCTAATCCATGCGTTATTTGTGCAACACCACTACTACTTAAAGTGCCAGTATACAAATTAGTACCAAACAATTTCTGTGGATAATCATCATCAGTTTGTGCAGGATCAACTTCATCTACTACTGGTTGATTACCAGAACATAATGCTAAAAATCCTGAAGGCACAGAATATTTAAAGTTACCATAACCTGTTCCATCACTATTTCCACCTGCTGTAACATTTCCAGCAAAAGTACCATCTTGTCCAAAATTAAGA